GCTTCGGCTTGTTCAAGTGCTTTGTCAATATCAAATCCTCTCAATCTCAAATTGATGTCTTTTTTGATTTGTTCAACCAACCACTCTACGCTACTCTGTTTATTGTTGCTCATTGTTTTTTCTTTTTCCATAAGTTCTTTAAGTTCTTTTTTTCTTTGTTCTCTTCGTTGTTCTCGGTTTTCAATACGCCATTTGTTTATTGCTATTGCATCAGATTGCTCGGCATTTTCAAGGAGTTTTTTTATTTTGTCGTTCATTGCTCACCTCCTTGTATTTTATTACGCATCCAAATAGCACCACCCAAGTATGCTAAATCATAAGGGTCAAATTCATCTACATCAAATTCTTTTTTTATCTCCTCATCACTTGGTAGTTCGATGGGGATTAACAATTCAACTTCATCACTACATTTCCCCTCAATATGAAGTCTACCATTATGTACCCCTTTAAAATATATCTCTTTAACCTGTTCTTCTGTGTATAGTTTCATTTGTTACCTCCGTATGTTTTTTCGTAGTATTGTTCACCAGTTAATGGTAGTGCACTTTCAGGATAATCAATTCCATGAACTGTTCCTTTGTTGTATGCAGTTTCAATTCTTTCTTTCTCCGTTTCTAAATACATATCCCAATTTACATTCATTCCTCTTGATTTGCATTCAATGTCCAAGGCTTGAATAATTAGTTGTACTGCCGTTTGTTCTTTATTATCTGTCATCTCAATAGGTTCTGCCAAAGTTCTTTTTCTATTTTGACATCCGTTTTCATCACAATAATTCATTGTACATTTTTGTTCTGGGGTTTCACAAAACCCGTGTGGTGTTTGTTGTTTATTGTTTGTCATAGTCTGTATTTCTTATCAATTAGTTCTACTACATTCCAAACGAACAGCGTTACGCCACACAGTGTCCACATCCAATGTCTGAAGCCCCAATGTGTAGTAGGCATGTGTTCTAGAGCTTCTCCATAGGAACATCCTTGTATTTCATAATATCCTTTTTTGACCCCAACAATTTTACCCCCTTGACAAACCCAGTCTCCGAAGAAGTCTGGGAATGTCTCTGGAATGAATGAGAATAGGATTACAATTACAAAGATTGCTATTAGTCTTAGTTTAAGTTTCATGGTTTAGACATTACATTAATAGCGTTAGTAGAACCACTCATTGTAAACTTATATATATCAGTAGTGCAGTGGCTTTCGTTAACTCTTACTATAGCAGAAGAGCATTTCTTAAAGTCAGCTAAGAACTCTTGTTGAACTAGACTAAGAATGTCATCTACTAAATTGATCTACTTTTCTTAAGTCTGACTTAACTTCACTTTGTTTCTGGTGTCTTTCCTTCCACTTGGTTCCTCTTAGTTCTGGGTTATGCTCCTGCAACTTTCTTCTTGTGCGGGTAATTAAATCAGAGGAAACCAATCTACCTTCTGCCATAGCTTTTATGAAGTCTAGTGCTGAACGTTTAGCTAGATTAGGGTAATACTTATAGTAGTAGGTAGCTACCAAAAACATGTCATCATCTTTAGTTTTTGGATACTTTGTAAGAAGTGTAGTTACATTGGCTGTAACATCGTGGTCGAAAAATTCTAATTCCTCGTTCATAGTTTTGAATCTGGTGGGTTAAAGGTTTCTTTTACTTGCTTAGAAATAGGAATAGGCTCTCCTTCTTCATCTACTCTTACAAAAGTCATACAGGTCTGCAAAAGAATAACTTCGTCTTCTCTAAATACATTGTATGCTCTTGCTTCTACTCGAAAAGTAGCTGAAGTGTTACCTATTTTAATCATTTGGGCGTAAATCTTAACCAGGTGTTTCTCTTTGGCTGGTTTCTTGAATACGCACTGATCTAGTGAAATTGTAATCATGTTTTGAGTATGGCATTTCTCCATTGCATAGGCGGCTAATGCTGCGTCTACCCATGCAAGGAGTTTACCACCAAAAAGATTACCGTGGAAGCCTAAATCAGACTTCTTTACTGGGTGTGTTACTAATAAATCCATTAGAATATGTATCTTATTGTGTTCCAAGGAATGAACTGGTCGTGTAACTCAGTCCATTGTTTGATGTACTTAGCCTTTAAGTCGTGTCGGTAACGAATGTTCTTACCTCCGTATTGACTTATCTTGTTTTCTTGTATCTCAGGTTGCCACAAGAGATACTCTCCTTTAGTTCCATACATAAGGTTGTGCTGATGTTTACCCTCATTGTGTGTGAGGAAGATAACCTCAGCTTTAACTAAATCTTTGTACTTTACATGCTCTTCTACTTGTTTGAATAGATACTCGTAGTGTTCTAACCATCTATCGTGTACTATAATTGGAGAAAAGTTGATGTGAACGTCATAACCTGCTTCTATAAATCGGTCTATCGCTTTTATCCGATCAAGTATAGGACTGGTATTTGGCTCTAAAAGATCTGCATAGTACTGAGGCATCAAAGAAAACCTAACTCTAACTTTACCTTCAGGGTTGAACTCAAGTAGTTTATTGTTTACATACTTGGTAGCAAATGAAGCCATAGCTTTAGGATGTTCTTTGAAGAACTGTAGAATGTACTGCCAAGGATAATACCTAAGATGTAACGCAAAATCTTCATTACAAGAGATGTCATACGTTATATACTCATCATGTGTTTGGTTAGGCTTATCTACTACGGCAAAAGTGCAGTGGTTGTTTATCTCTGTTAGTATATCATTGATATTGGTTGCCACTGTTAATCCATCAGGCTGGTGTCTTTTCATGTAGCAGTAGGAACAGTTGAACAAACAGCCATAGCCGAAAGAAGGACTAATGAAGTCAGTCGATCTTCCGCTAGGCCGTATGTCAAATGTTTTTCTTACAACTTCACGAATTGGTTGCCTTGCAATGTCCAATCTATCCATTTTATTTTACTTATGTCAAAGTCCTCTAATGATTTTGCTACCCAGGTTTCGTCTACCGTGTTCTTGAAGCACAATACATGTACTGCTGCTACTTCATCTTTGTTTAGACGAAGTGCACGGCCGATTTTCTGGGAAGCTTTCTTCTCGTTACCATAAGAGTGCATGATAACAATGTGTTTTAGATTAGGTACAGTAACACCCTCACTGAGTTGTTCTACTGCACTTAATCTAGTTACTTCACCACTAGCAAACTTCTGTAGGTTAATCTCATTAACTGTTTTAGAGTTCTTGGAGTGGTGAGAATACTGACAGATAGCATCAGCTTGTTCTGTAGTATTGGCAAATAGTAAGCACTTTTCAGTGGGAGGTACTCGTTTAGATATGAAATCGGTAAAGAACAACTTAGTCTTGAACTGTTTAAGGGCATTTAGAAGGAAGATACGCTTCATAAACACTTGCTTGTCGCTTACTGCAGATTGAATCTGACTCTGCAACCAGCTATAGTTCTTAGCTTCACTTGTAAGAAAAGTTTTATTTCCCTTCCCTACTTGTATGTTGTTTGCTGTACCTAAAGGTAATGTATGAACAAAGATTCTATAGTCGTTTAGAATCTCTTCACCTACAGCCTCGTCTACACCATAAGTATACTTAATGGGATAGTACTGCTCCATCATCTGTCCTTTCTCTCCATAGGTGTACTTTGGAGGTGTACCTGTAAGTCCTAGTATTCTTCCTGTAAAGTTACCTAAGAACTCATCGTGAGAACTCTTGGTATTGTGTGCTTCGTCTAGAATTACAATGTCATAATCTTTTGGATTATGTTTTGTTAAGGAGATATAACTTGTAAAGGTTATACTTTGTAACAAGTACTCTAATCCAAACTTTGCTGCATCGTTCTTCCACGACTCAAAGATTGTAAGCTTGGGAGCCGCTACTAATACCTTACCACCAAATTTGTTGATGTACTGTAGACCTATATAAGTCTTACCTACACCCATACTAACATGCAGTCCTGCCCTTCTTGATGACAAGACTGCATCTAGTGCTTCTTTCTGAATTCTTTCTCTAATTTCCTGACTCATGTTTGGTCATTCCTTTTAAGATAGCTACGTAATTACCTGCTTCAGCGTATCTACCATCTATATTACGAAGATAACGATTTTGTATGTGAATATAACATCTAATGTTATCTTTAAAGGACTTATAACTTGCATGGTTAAGATGCTCTCCTGCTACAAACTCACACTTGTGCCACTTGATACCAAACAGATTTTTGTTTTGCTTACAAACCTGTGATTTGTAGTTGCCTGACTCAATTCTAGCTTGAGCTATGGCAATAGAAGGTAAGACACACTTGTGTTTTACCAGTTCTTTTAGAATAGAACTGTCAGTCATTGATACATCTCCGATAGTGATTGTGTCGGTAGTGTGTGTATGTATTTTACGAATGCTTGGTTCTTTTGCAATTAATACACAAATAATAATTACAAATACAAAATTTAGTAGCAAGGAAAATTTAGCTACAATGCCGAGATTACTGACTTTCTTTAACTTAAGGTCATCAGTTAGTTTAAAATATGTGTTTTTCATAGTACTATTTTTAATGTTTTAGATTACTAATATAGTATATTAAAGGGAAAAGAAAAAAAGGGAAGTACAATGACTTCCCTGTAGGTTTAATCAAAAGCTTTTAATAGGAATTGCTTAAGTTCAGTTACATTGTTTAATGCAAACCTTAAGGTGTCCTTATTAGCTATAACAAAACGCATCAGTTTTCTATGATGAGTTCTAGTGTAATTAACCTCATGGAACAAGTTTACGAGTGACATAACAAAATATCTATTAGCTGCACGATCCATACGTGGCAGTTGGTTTAATATTTCGTTGATATCAGACATCTTTTGTTCACTTGATGCTAAGTTTTTGATTCTAAACTTACCTGTTTTGATGCTGTTAGCCCCTGGAGTACCTGCTTTTAAGTCTAAACCTGCACAGATAGCAGCAATCATGCTATACTCTAGGTCATACTTTTTCTGTAGTTCTAGTAGAGTTACGTAGTCACTGTGTATGTTTGACCAAGCTACGATGTAATCTTTCAACTGCCATGCCTTAGAAGAGGAGTTAAGCAAAGCAATTTTCTCTACCAAAGAAGGCAAAGAATCAATACAGATTTCTACAACAGGTATCTCTGTAACTTTTAAACTCAAGAGTGCAGTGTACAAATGCTGACCATCTAAGATGTAGTAATGAGCAGTTTTTGACTTATACTTCAGCTTAACTACAACGATGGCTCTTAGATTACCCATCTTAAGCATAGACTTGCTTAATTTGTTGGCTTGTGAGGCAGCAACTTCTCTGTTTAGACTCTCAAATTGATAGAGAGGAACATCAGAAGAGATAAATTTAAGATTCTTAAGAGGATAATTGATGTCTTTACCAATCAATTGTTCATACTCTAGTTGAATCTTTTCGTCAGTTGTTAGAAACTTACTAGTTTCGGATGTGTCTAGTACCGCCTTAAGCATTTTAGCTGTATTGGCGATGTTCTCTGGAAATGTTTTCATATATTTTTTTTGTTAAGTTCAGTTAAAAAAAGCCTCCTGATTTCTCAAGAGGCTTCATGGCTAATCAATCCATCCCACAGTAGGTATTATTTCTCTAACCATACGTAGTTGCTCTATAAAGTTACAGGGTGTGAACTTGGGATACCCAAATCCCAAATCACCTGTTTCTCTATAACTAGTAGGAACAGTAGTTTTCACAGGAATTGTTACTTCCTGCTCTACTGCTAACCTATAGGTAAGGTTAACACGTGCTTCACGCTTATCAGCCAATATGGTATCGACTGTTAAACTTCTGAACATGTCACGAACTTCCCGTGTGTGGATGAATTCAAGTTTGTCTAGTGCTTTCTTAATAGAACGCGCTTTAACTCTGAAGAAACGACTGGTATCAACTCTCTCGTAAGTTTTACCGTCAACTGTTTTAGATAATCTTTTTCTCATAGGTCAGATATTAGTAGAAAGGGAAAGAAAAAATCCGACCGAAGGGAGGAATAAGAAAAGAAAATAGTCAGTCGGTTAAGACTGACTATCTATGAAAACCACATAAGACTAGACAATCCCATGTGGTTCTTCTTAATAACTAAAACAAACTCTCTTCTACGATTACCGTAGTTGTGGATTTTACTTATGGTTTGTTCCCCATAACCTGTTGACGTGCACATCAGAGCAGGATCCATTACAGCTATCCTTGAGTCATTAATGCTTATGGGTAGCTACTTCCCATAAGTCAAGTCTTCTTTCAATAGTGCTAACCTATATTCTGTAAGAGAGTTTGTTTGGTAGCCCGTAGAGGAGTTGAACCTCTGTTTCTAGGATGAAATCCTATTGTCCTAACCGCTAGACGAACGGGCCATAAATGTTTCCCCTATTGCTAAGGGAAACAGATATATGAACTTCAAAAACTCTGACGCTATGAGAACATTACCAGATAACCAGTAAAGTCAGAGTATAAAGGAAAAGAAAAAAGAAGGATTACTTAGAATCCTTCTAGTGTCTTATTAGTAGTCAGGACAGGAATCGAACCTGTAATTAATCTGTTTCGTTAGTGCTTTGCAGAATAACTATTCTGATTAATCCCCACCTTTCGGCTGTTATCTGGGTAGCGTTTACCATTCCGCCACCTGACTATGAAAAAGTCCCACGAGCAGATCTAAGAGCGTAGCTTCTTAACGGTATGCAGGTGGGAACTTTCGGTTAAGGGATACTATCCCAAAAGGGGTTCAGCACAAAGATAATTCTTTGTAGTTAATCCTGACCAACTTGCTTAGCCATAGAGTACAGCATGGCTTTTTGGAAAAGGTCCCTTAAGTCTCTGTCGCTATCTAAAGCTGCAGCTAATGTTTGTACAAGTTGACCTTTTTTTCCTTGGATAGTCGCACGAACAGATGTTTGCTCACCAAGGTCTACATAACCAATAGCAATCAATCCTTCTCTTTCACCGTTAAGGTCTAGTTGTTTAATAGTTTCAAATACACTGTCTAGTTGAAACTCTTCTGGGTTTTCATTTTGTTCTGACATAGGTTTCTAATATTAGTAGGATAGGAAAGAAAAAAGAAAGGCCTATAAGGAAGAGATTAGTTAGCCCGTAAGATTGTATAGCCGCTTAAATTGATTAATCGCACACCATGGCTACTGTTACCCTACTCCCCTATATAGAACAACTAACAGTAGAGAGAGAGAGAGAGTAATACCCGTAGATATAGAGAGAGGTATAGTAATGTCCTATAGAACCGTATATAACCCTATCTGTAGTTTATCTATATTAAGTCGTTGTCAGTTATCTTAACCTAATGCAATTTAGAGTGAAGAGATAAAACTATGGGGGGATGAGTCCCCATCTCTCTAATGCATTCATTATCAATTAGTTATGAGAATCAATTCTTTGCTTTTTGCTGTAGTTTAGTGCACAAATATGCAATTCTCAGGCACTTTATTTGGTGTAAAATAGCGATAAATTGCATGAATTAGCTTCAAATAAGTGGCTTATGATTAGAACGTAAGATGTTAGAGCAGTTGCTTTTTTACTCTCTTTGGTTCCTACTGTTATTGTCTCTCTCTATATAGGGGAAAACAAAAGCACCCCGAAGGGTGCTCTTGGTTAACTGTTAGAAGGGAACATCGTCCGCATTCGCAGTTTCTTCTGCGGGAACATTCTCTGTAAGTGAAGAGAGGTCCGCTGTAGTACGCTGTGCGACAACCATTACTTTGTCAGCGTAGTCCTTGGTATCAGGGCGCAAGAAGCACTTACGATACACAAAGTTGCCGTGTCCGTCAGTAACACGCTGTTTGGTTTCTCTGTCCAATTTGAAGGCAGATTCACGAACAATGTAGTTACCGTTAGCGTCCTTTTCATTGATGATTTTGTAACTAACGGCTTCGTTAAAGTCAGCAGTTTCAATGATTTGGATACGCACAGCACGACCGAAAACAGATTCCAAGTTTACAGGGCTGATGCCGTTGTCTTGGAATTTGTAGGGTTCGCTAGAAGAGGTATGCGAAATTTCGTCGGCTTTAATGCCAAAGGCTTTTTCGAATACATCCATAGAGAATGTGTGAATAGCGGTACGCAATAAACGAGATTGCAAACCGAGTGAGAAGGCGGATAGTGAGTCGGATTCTACGCCACATAGAACGCTAACGGAACCTTTTCCGTTAACCCAAGCCGAATAAGCGTTAACTGTGCTCATACTGAATAGTAATTAGGCAAAAAGGAAAAGAAAAAACCCCCGTAGGGGGGATATCGGCCGTTAGGCGTAAGACCGTTAAACGCAAATGACCGAGCGAAGCGAGGTCTTATTGGCTTTGTTTAACTTTTATTTGTCTCAACACGGGGAATTTTTTGACTAGCCCTGTTTTGTTTAACTTTTTGTTTAACGTTTGGCTTACAAACTTACACAAACTTGTACCTGTTAAGCCGTAATTAGGACGTAAGATTGTAGTGTAGGCTTATCTTTTTTAGAGAAGAGGTGGTAATAGTAGGAAGGAAAAGAAAAAACGGAGGACGGTGATTAGGACTTAAGATGGTAGTGTAGGATGTCCTAGAGTACCAAAGGAGTCAGTCAGACTCCCTTGGATACACTATGAGACCTTTAGGTGTTAGTTCCGCTAGATCTTCCACAAAGCCGTCAACAAGTGTCTCTATTAGAGTGTACTTGTCAAAGACCATTACTAGAACTACACCGTGGTGAGTTTTAGTTGCTGTGTAGGATATGGGATGCATGTCTTTTACGACATTACTTACGAAGGTTGAGTCATCTGATGTCATCTTCAATGAATCATTGACTTGTTGTCCACATGCTGTACAAGCCATGGACAAGAATAGGATTACGAATAATGTTCTCATAGGATAAGAAAGAATAAACCCCCCGAAGGGGGTTATTGTTAGTCTTTACGTGGTCTACCCCGTTTGCCTTTAGGCTTGTCACTCTCTTCAGGTTCTACTGCTACTTCAGGTTCCACGTAATCCCAAGGCTTACCGAAGTACTCGAGATATGTTCTCTCCATTTCACGCAAGGTAGCACCGATGCTTTCTTGGTATTTGAACTGTTGAGTGAGTGTGAACTCTGACTGAAGGTTGCCGAGCATTTTAGACACGGTTCTTTCTTTGGTCAATTTGTAGAAATCTAATTGACGTTCGATAGTGTAGCGCATTTCCATTTCTAGATTCTCTGCGTGTTTTTGAAGCATGTCGTTAATCAACGATTTAGCTTCGGGTGAGTTGGCTCTCATAGCAGTAGGGAAAAGAAAAAAGAAGTCGTTAGACTTCCTTAAACTTTTTTAGTTGGTTAGTAAGAGTAGTCCATTCTATTCTTACTGTTGCCATCACCATCCTTAATGCTTTACTTTGTCTTTCGTTTCTTTCTTTCTCTTCTTGATTTAGTCCGATGAGTGGATTTTTACCTACTCTTTCCCTTCTTCTGTTTTCCACCTCAATCCTGTAAGTTTCCTTTTCTACCTTTGCTAATTGTCTACCTAACTTACCCAGAATGTCTTCCACAATCTGTAGCCGTAGTTCTAACATTATTTTTGATTCCATATAATAGGAAAGAAAAAAGGTCTTACGACCCTTTCTCTATCAACTCACGGTATTTCCTAGCCTCATGCAGTAGATCTACTACATTGGATAGGAACGACCGTTCAAGTCGAGCCAACGCTTTGTGTGAGTCATTCTCTGACTCATTAAGTTCTAATTGGATATCTACCACGATAGACTCCAACGCATCGAATACATATTCATATTTCTCCATACAATGAGAAAGAAAAAACTCTCTATCGTAGTTAGTTCTTAAGATTACAGTGCAGCCCAATCCAAGTTAAAAGGGGCTTTCGCCCCTGATGTTAGAATTTGTTGAACTCGTTGTGCCAGTAATTCTTGTTTGACTTGCTACAACTGTGACCACGACCTGATGCGCAGGACATCAGTCCCACAATCACCACTGCTACTATTAGATATCTCATACAATAGAAAAGAAAAAACTACCCTGATATGCAGGGTAGTTGTAAGGGCGCTACCCCATGTTGTGGTCTTACGTGAACTAGCTTTACGTTCACCGCACTTTGGCAGATGAGTACATAATAGTAGGATATCCCTACTACTATAAGAAAGAAAAAAAGCCCGTGAGGGCTTTCTTCTAGGCTTTCTTTCGAGGCCAACTCAATAGTGCAAGTGCCCAGTAACCTAGTGCAATACATGCACTGAAGTACTGAATAGGACTACCAATAGGACACGCTGTCAAGGCAACCCATGCAGCCATCAAGCCCAATCCTATCAGGAACAAGCTTGGAATCTCTCTGTATTTACTCATAGCACTATGAGAAAGAATAAACCGTCGTTAGACGGTTCTTCTTCTCTTTGTGTGTGCCATATCAATCCAGGTCAGCACTGCAATTGGCACCATCCATCCGAAGGCGAAGACCCACTCTACGACCTTGGTGAACTCTTCGCCCCAATCCGCGACCATTCCTGCTCTGAAATACACAGTCATGAAGCCACTTGCTACTACCCAAACCAAACCACTGATTGCCGCAATGGCAATCAATGTACTCTTTATTATTCTATTCATAGAATAAGAAAGAAAAAACAATAGGACTAATGTCCTATTGCTTTTGACTTACAATAATAGTAGGCATCCATAGCATCGGATGTTGTTTCATCCCATTCTACTCTTGTCTCTAGTTTAGGGTTCTTCTCGCAGAACTCATTGTAAGTCATTCCTTCTGTGTAGACCAATGTCTCATCATTGTACGCTACTTGCGTGATTGTTATCTTCATACTATGGAACAGAATAAACCTGCCCCGAAGGGCAGGCTCTCTCTCTCTAGAACGGCAGCTCGTCGACCTCTTCTTCTCTTGCCTCGAATGGACTTGCTGCTTCTACTATCATTGGCTCGTCCTTCATCCACCCACCATCTATCCAAGTATAGTAGTAGGTAGTGTAATCCATACAGTACTCAGGCATGTGTTGGTTCTCGTCTGGATGATATACAGCATACTCTCTCCATGTCCCAACTCGCACGATGCCTCCGTGTCCTTCCACCTGAACTTCCATCCCACTGACATCAAGACCCATCTCGTTCCACGAAGTTGCCATCTCTTCCGCGACAGCAACTAACTTTTTAAATTTATCTATCATAGCAGGATAGAACAGAATAAACTCCTCTGAAATGACGGGGGGTACCCCGACACTCTATCGGAAGATGGGGGGATCTAATCTAACATCCCCCACCCTCGTATAGACATCCTAAAATTGTGGGGGTTGAAAATTTTGGGGGTGATTTGGCTGTTGAGGTGCTTGGGACCGAAATAGGTAAGATTAGTTACCAGGAACTACATCGTAGTAGTAGCTATCGGTATCTTCTGATACCCATCTGTCTGATTGGTTCTCTACACTTGGGTGTTCTGTGTCTACTTTTATAGCAGTAGGACTTACAGGGAAGGGTTTAGTTACCCAGTTAGAATCTTTCCAGAATATGCGGTTATTGGGCATGCATAGTAGGTATCCCTCATCTGCTACTAGTATATGCCCTGCCTTATAGTCGGAAGGCTCATCACTGTATGGGTTATTGTACCAGTCTACTGTGAACAGGTAATTGGCCCAAATCAAACTTTTGTCTTTAAGGATTACCTGGCATCTATGCTCGCTTAGGAAATCATAATGAACTATGCTTACGTTTTCACTAAAGCAGTCCCACAGTTGTTTGAAGTGATAGGGAATGTCATTTTCAGTTTCTTTTAAGTAGAGTTCACTTATAGGTACTCTAGATCTAAGCATTCCGTAGTCTGTAATAACGTGAAAGGTAAGGATTTTACCTGCTACACTCTGTATGGCAAAGGCATATACGTTGTCGTATTCTAAATCTTCAGAGTTTTTAGTAAAGTAAGAACGTTTGACTAGAGCCTTAAAGTGTGGGATGTTGGAGTTTAGTTGCATTGTATACAAAGTTAGTAAATATTTATTTGGTGGATTTCTTTATAGGGTAGTTACGATGGAAGTAGAAGTGGTCTTATTTTATCGGTAAAATGCGGTTCCCTGCGGGGTTCCCTCTATCCTTAGGTGTGAATAACTTCTTCTTTCCTTTCTCTTGATTTTCTACTTACCTTTGGGGGACTACAGGGGGTTAGGGTGACATACCAAGTAAACTGTAGTTAAATCCTTGGGTCCTACTAGTAGTTGAGTTTTCCTTATTAAGGGGTAGTGTGCCTTGTTGGTTTTACCTCTTGACTTTAATCTGTAAAGTGATATATTTGTAGTAAGTATCTTTAACTATGAGAGAAAGGCTTCACTTAATGGGTAATGGCTATGCTGGTGAGCTGGTTAGTCTTATAAAAAGTAAGAGAAGCGAGAATGTAATGATGAGTCCTTATGACTTTAATGTAATTAGAGCTAAGGTTCACTTACTGGATGGGGTTAGTTTGAGTGGAAAGGAATTGTACATTGAGTCGGTTGATGGGAACTATACAACGTATATTGGAATTAGTTCTACAATGCCGAATGGCAGTATGTACTTTAGCGATCCATACAGAACAGTAGCCTATCTGCTTTATGACGGCATAGACGAGAATGGATACTTAGTCACAGAAAATGACGAAAGGCTTTTGATATAATGGCAACCAAAGAAACAAGAGTATCCCAATTACCTCAAGCAGGGTCTTTAGCAAGTACTGATAAAGTAGTTGTGTTGAAGGCTGGTATTACGTCAATTGCTGATGTGGGTACAGTTACCTCTGCTGCTTTCTTGGGAAAGACTACTGATGCATTGCCTGAAGGAGGAAATCTTTACTTTACAAACAGTAGAGTTAAAGCTAAGGTCTTCCAAATGATTCAAGCTGGTACTGGTGTTTCTTTTGCAATCAACGATACAGCCGAGACCATTACAATCAGTGCACTAGGAGATGTAAGAAGCGTCAATACCAAAACAGGATTTGTAAGTTTGAATACAGACGATATCCCTGAGGGCACTACTAATAAATACATTACCAATCCAAGAATTGATGCTAGAGTAGCAGACTTGTTAAAAGCAGGTGCCAATGTTACTCTGAACTATAACCCAGGATTGGGGACATTGACCATTAATAGTACGGGTAATGTAAGAAGTGTAAACACGTTAACAGGAGATGTTATACTCACTACTGATACTATAACTCAGGGAGTTAGTAATTTCTATTATACAGAAACAAAGTTTGATGCTTCGTTAGCTACCAAAACAACAACCAATTTAGCTGAAGGCACTAACCAATACTTTACTCCAGCTAGAGTTCGCACTACTGTCCTTACGGGATTTAGCAGTGGAGCCGATGCTCAGGTAGAAGGAACTGATACTGTATTACAGGGTTTTGGTAAACTACAGACTCAAGTTAGTTCTGCTAAAAACACAACAAACGCACACATAGCAAATACGTCTAATCCTCACAACGTTACTAAGGCACAGGTAGGATTGGATAACGTACCTAACGTAAATGCTACTGTTGCTTCAAACATAACAAGTGGATTACTTCCAGATGCGAGACTATCGGCAAACGTAACCCAACAAGGAAATACGTTTAATGGAGTAAACCAATTAGTTAGATTAGACGGATCAGGAAAGCTTCCTGCAATTGATGGTTCTCAGTTGACAGGATTGATTTCTCAAATCGCTAATCTTTCTGACGTTCAACTTACTAGTTTACAGATAGGACAAAGCTTATCTTATAACGGAACAAAGTGGGTCAACTCTGCTGTGACGGCAACTGTACGACACGATTATCAAGGAGTGTATTCTTACGTAGGAAGAGCACCTCAGTTAAGTTCTGAAGGAGCAAACGTTTGGAAAATAACAAGAATTCAAGTCCTAACAGATGGTAACGTACTAATCACCCAAGCATTGAGTGTGTCTTGGAGTGGCAGATTAACACATACATATTCATAAATTATAAAATTAGAAACTTATGGCAATCATATCAACCAAACCAACCATTGTAGACGGGGTAGAGTATCCTCTACTTCTAGTTAACTTAGCCATATCTCCACTTGTTCAAGAAGGAGGAATCATCGGAGCATCAGTTGCTATGCGTTTGACTCCTTACAGAGACTTGGGAGGAAACATCGAACAACTTCCTGACTACGCTAAGGCTGTTTCTTACTTTGATGTTTTTAAAGAAGCTGAGTCTGACCCTGAAATCGCATCTGCGGTAGGAAAGATCATGACAGGTCTTCAAGAGTTTATTACTGATAAAGGACTTTAATGGCACAAAGGGCTGCAATAGCATCTGGTAACTGGAGTAATCCAGCTATTTGGAACGGGGGAGTACTTCCTGAACCTGGAGATGTTGTTGCTTCTAACGGCTTTACAGTTACTATTGACCAGAATATTAACGTAGATTCAATTACAAATGCGGCAACTACGGTAGGAACCGAAGTTCCTTTAATGACTTCTAATACCGCACCTAGTGGTATTGCTTCTAATAATGGTACAGGAGGTTTTGCAAGTTTTTCTGCTTATTTGTCTTTTGATCGTAGTTTTGGTCTTTGTTATTATCCAGGACCAGTTACAGGGGATTGGATTGCATACGAATTTGCTACTGCTAAAAAAATAGGAAGATTCGGTGTATCTTTTAATGGAGGTTCAAATACTGTTAGTTATAGCTTAGAAGCATGGAATGGTTCTACTTGGATTGTTATTGGAACTCATACAGCAAATGGTAGTTTTACCAGTCCATATTTTGTAAATACAACTGCATATCTTAAGTATAGAATAGTACTTTCTGGCACTAATACAGGAGCTCAAATAACTGAGTTTTATTTGTACGATGCCTTGTCTGTAGCTGCAACAGCAGGAGGAGGATTTATTGTAGACGCAACTAGAACTTTAACTTTTACAAGTAGTGTCTATAGTATTTCAGCAGGAACGGTAACTTGTTTAACTTACTCTGGAAATTCAAGTACTACATTAACTATAAGTGCAGGAGTTGGGGGTATCAGTAGTGTATCTGCTACGAATCGGGGCTGTATTGAGGTTACGGGAGGTGGGAATGTAAATATTACTGCTAATTTAAATTACTTGCAGGTTTGGGCAACAAATAATTCAAGACTAAGACTTGTAAGTGCAGGCACTGTAAATATAACAGGAGCTTTATTAGCAGGAGGACAGGGAGGATATGCTGTACATGTAGTAGGTAATAATATAACACTTAATGTAGTAGGTAATTTGTTTGGAGGAGGAGATAATGATGCCTATGCTATTTCAGCTTCTGGTTTAAATAATACTATTACTGTTGTAGGGAATCTTTATCCTAGTGGAGCTAACAGAGCAGGAGGAATTAATATGGCTAGTACAGGAACTTTAAATGTTACAGGTAATGTTTATGGAGGATATAATCCTGGACAACCTGGTTACGGCATCCTACTAGCAGCTGTTTGTACTTGTAATATTACAGGAAATATTACCTTAGAAGGTACACAAAGCGCTCCTGCTTTTTATTCTAACGTAGCTTCTTATGTAAATCATATTGGAGCTATAAGTTCCAGCGTAACAACTTCTACATCACAAATTTTTATATCACTTAATGCCTCAGCTATTAATATTTTAACAGGGCCTTTTATTTCTTCTCCTACAGGAGGTCAACCTCTTTATGTATCTCGTATGCACTACAGGAGAACAATGGGTTCTTATTTTGAGTTTAGAAATAACAGTACAAATGGAGCTTTACCTCCAGCTGCTCCTGCTCCTGCTACTAGATTGGTAAGTCCAGATACAGTAGCAGACTCTCCTATTCCTGCAAATGTACGACAAGGAACAGTTTATTCATTAGGTTCTCAAACAGGCACAATGATAGTACCTTCTCCGTCTAACGTAGCCAACAATGTACCTGTAGACAACACAGTAGGAACAGCAGTCCTTGACCCTAACGCTATATGGGCTGTCCCACTAACTTCCATCAATACCTTAAATAGTATAGGAAGAAGAGTTAAAAACGCTGCTACAGTAGAAACTACTGGAGCACAAATTCAAACCACATTAAATAATAACGAGTAATGGCACTAAGAGCAGCAATAGCATCTGGTAACTGGTCAAACCCAGCAACGTGGAATGGAGGAGTTCTTCCTGGCCCAGGAGATATAGTAGCGTCAAATAACTTCACAGTTACAATAGATCAAAATATTAATGTTGATACTTTAACAAACACAGCACAAAGTCTAATTACAGCTGTTCCTTTAATGACTTCTAATACAACACCAAGTGGTATTGTCACAGGGTTAGGAGGAACAAGTGCTTACATTGCTTTTAATGGGTCAGTCTCACAAAACAGTTTTACCAATGCGAATCCAGGTGACTTTTTTGGATATGAATTTACTTCACCAAAAGCAATTGACATGTTTACTTTTGTTTTGGGAGGAAGTATCACAACTAATATCTCTTTCCAAAGTTGGGATGGTTCTGCTTGGATTACTTTATATACTGCTGTACTTGCAGGTGTAAACACATTTACCAGTCCTCTTATAGGCAATAGTGTTGCTTACATAAAATACAGGTTTTTAATAAATACCACTGCTACTTTACAAATGAGGGAAACTTATTTGTATGAGTATTTATCAACTACTGCAGCAGTAGCTGGCGGTGGATTTATTTTAAATAGTGGAATCACAGTAACTACTACAGGGGAAACAGGACTATCTGCTGGGTCTACTGACTTAATTACTTTTTCAAGTAGTGGCACGGCAACAATAAATTGTGGTACTGGAAATATACTAAGACCGACATCTGCTTCAGCTATTTCTACAATAAAGGTAACAGGAGGAGGTACGTTAAGTATTACAGGAAATTTAGAACCAGGTTCAACGAATGGTACTAGCAGGATCCTACATATTACAACAACAGCAGGAGCAGTTGTTAACGTGACAGGAAGAGTATATGGTGGAAATTCAAACGGTATTTTAACAGACGTAAGTTGTACATTAAATGTCATTGGCAATGTACTTGGAACTAATACTAACGGACCAGTAGCAAGTATTTGGTTTGGTGCAGGAGGCACATTGAATGTTACAGGAAATATTTATGGAAGCGAAGGATTTAACAACAATGGTTACGGAATTTATTTTAATATAGGCAATCTTAATATTACTGGAAACGTATATGGTGGTGAAAACCAAGGAGTGAATGATTGGGGAATACAAATAGTAGGGATTGCAACTGTCTATATTACAGGTAATCTTTTTTCAGGAAACTCTCCTAGCACAAATAATTTTCCAGCAATAAACTGTACTACCGCCTCTTACATAAATCAAGTAGGAGCTATCTATGCAGGAAGAAACTCTGTCGGTTTTGTCTCTTCAAGTAGTACTGCTATAAACCTATTAACAGGACCTTTTGTATGTAATGAGTATGGATTCTTTCCTTACCAAGTTGTAAGAATGCATTTAATACCTAGTACAAGTTCTTATTTTGAATTTAGAGACGAGACAACCAATGGTGCAATACAACCTGGCGCTATTGCACCTGCTACTCGTTTAGTATCTCCTGCAACTTTAGTAGATAACTTAGCAGTTTCTGATGTGCGGTTTGGTACTACCTACGCTTTAGGTACATTGACTGGGACTTTGAGAATGCCTAGTGCAAACCAAGTAACCTTTGGAATTCCTGTAGATAATACTTTTGGAAACGCAGTATTGACCGCTGCTTCTGTTTGGGATTATCTAGTATCAAACATTACAGTAGAGAACAGTATAGGAATGAGACTAAAGAACGTAGCTACTCCTCAAAGTGTTGGAGAACAGCTAGAAGCTTTTCTAAGATTAGATTAATTTAAAGTAAGTAGTAAAAGTACTTGACTTATTTTTTCAATAGTTTATTTTTGTTGTCAAACAAACTATTGACCTATGAAATTTGTAAACTTTATTGGAGGACTTTTCAAAGACGAAAAGGGTAACGTCTCCATGAAACGTTTGTGCGGCTTATTTTGCACATTGACTTTGTGCGCTACTTTGTACGCCAATTCTTTTACCGAAGCACACTTTGCTCCTTCTACTCCTTTGGTAGATGCTGTAGCTTTGTTGGCTTTTGGTTGTTTGGGTTTGACTTCTGTTGAGAAGATCATGAAAAAACCTGAATCTAACTCTACTTCAGCTGAATAATTAATCTTATGAACTATACAAGAGAACAAATTGAAGCCGCAGTAAAAGCCAAGGGCTATGCTTACTTTGATGGCACAAAAGACTACGATGTAAATATCATCGGAGTACGTAACTCTTCTACTGGTAACGATGTTACTAACTTGTTTGATGACACTATGACTGTTGCTTACAAAGTAGGAGGCAAATGGGTATTTCACCAATGGATGGCTACCACAGATCCAGGTACTAAAGGTGTTAGAGAATTTCACAATGCTGGTGGAGTAGCAAGACTAGTTCCAGGTCAGTACAGAGGTTCACACGGTATTGGTCTACACCAAGGTAAGTACGAAGCTTTGAAGCAAGCTAAACCAGTGAAGGTTTATCGTGATGCTAACAAAGACATGACTTACGATGAGAATACCATCACTGAGGGTATCTACGGTATCAACATCCACAAAGCTGGTGCAGATTCTACTTTTGTAGAAAACTGGAGCGAAGGATGCCAAGTGTTTAAGCGTGAGAAAGATTTTAACCAATTTATGGAAATCTGTAAACAAGCTCGTGGCATTCATGGTAACTCTTTCACTTACACCTTGATTGAGTCTGGTGACTTTATTGTTGCTGACAAAGTAAAAGGCGAAGCTAAAAGAGCTGCTAAGAAAAAATAATGAAAAGACTACTCGTTAGTCTTTTAATATTCTTGACTATCTCCTGCAAAGCACAAACTATTGCTAAGGCAGGAGATGGTTGGGATTTAAAGATTGACTCAGCCATACAACTTATAAAGACCATTGACCCTGAAAAGTACAAAGTCTTTACAGATGTATGTCAAAGAGTTGATTTTTGGAAAAGTTCTTTTTCTTCCACAGGTGTAGTCGAAGGAGACTATACCATACTAGTAGCAGACGCAGACATTAAGTTAAAGTCTATCAATAACTTAGCGGCTGTGTTAGTTCACGAAAGTATGCATTTAGTATTTGTTTTACAAGATGCAGTCATGAGTGAAAAGGAAGAAGAGTATAAGTGCTATTTGTATGAATTATCCTTTATTAAAAACATCCCAACCCCCGAGCCTTGGTTACTGGCAAACCTTTATGAAAAATTGCAAAAATATAAACCATGAAAAAAATACTTTTGTTTGCGTTGGGATTGTTTATCCTCACTACTAACTTATTTGCACAAAGTGCAAACACTTCTCCTGGAACTGGGCATTGGGTTGTTATCGACTCAGGTTATCAAGTAGCTACAACTACTGTAGGTAAAACTGTTGCTCCGTTACATTTCTACAACACTTCTACTAGTGAAAAAATTACAGGTATGCAGTTTCGTGTATTTTACGATAACACTGCATTTACTGGTGTTGTACCTTCTTTGAAGATTTCTACTTCAGATCAGTATCTTCAGTATGTAGATAGTAATTTACAAGGATTTTTAACTGTAACTCTAGCTTACACAGGTTCTAGTTCTACTTTTAACTATTCTGACGGTGCTACATTTGATTTAACTTTTACTCACGCTGCCGAAGCTATATTTAACAACTTAGATTCTATCAAGACTTTGAAAGTTGCAGGTGTGAAATCATTTGCAAATAGAGCTGCTACTAACTGGGGTAACGATACCACTTTGGTTGTCTACTCTTATGGTGGTCGTTTCAACCAAAAGGTTCTTCGCTTTGCTGCTAAGTTTAAAAACGTTACGGGTTCTGATGCTAAGAATCTTTGGGTATCTTTAGAAAAGAAAGCTCCTACAGGTTCTTGGACACATGTAGAGTCAAAATCAACTAACTCATTGGGCCACGTAGTATTTAAGAAATTTATTGATACTACCTACTGGGATGTAAGAATGGTTGTTAAAGGCGATACAATGACTCCTGGTAACGTATTCTCTACTGCTGATGCACAAAAGATTAACCAAGCAATCCTTGCACAATATACTCCAACAGGATTTGACTACTACACTATGGATGTAAACGGAACTAGCGGAGACATTTCTATTGCTGACGTTTACTCTGTATACGGACGTTTGGCAGGAAGATTCTCTTCTTGGCCCAACTCTAAAAAAGACGTAATGTTCTTTACAGTAGCTGAGTATAATGCTATCAACGGTGCTACTGCTAATCCAACCTCTACTTACGCAACTGTTAACAACTTCAACTATTCTATTGACGGTAAAGACTCTATTACTTACTACGTAGCAGTTAAAGGAGACGCAAACTCTACAGGATTTAAAATGGCTCGTTTGACTCCTATTAAAATTGTTAACCAAGCAAATGCTAAGAACTACATCATTGACAAAACAGTAAGCTATGATGATCCTTCTTTGGAGACAGTAGAAATCAATATGCCCAAAGTAAAAGTAGAGGATGGCAATTTGGTGAGCGTACCAGTTAAAGTTTTAACTAACGGTAAAGACCTTACTGCTCTTCAGTTAGACCTTAAATATGATACTGCTTACTTGTCTTTCAAACAGATTGAAGTAACAGAAAAAATCATGAAGTGGACTGCCTACACAAACCCTTCTAATGGAGTTGTGTCTTGGGGAGGAGCTGACCTTACAAATGACAATCTGTTAAAAGACGGAGAACAAGTATTTACTCTTCAGTTCATTGCTAAGAAACCACAGGATTCTTGGGCTACAGCAGCCATCTGGACAGCAGAAAAGTACGTAGGTGATAACAAGGCTAAGGATATGAACATTAGACCTACTATGGGCATTGTTGAGGTTCGTAGAAAAGGATTGGTATCTATCAACCAAGTAAGTGACCTAATAGCATTTCCAAATCCTTCAGAAGGTGCTATCCAAGTACAATTCAAGATAGCCGAAGAGTCTGATGTAAACTTGTCTTTGTACAATGAGGTAGGTCAGTTAGTCCAAAATATTCTAGACAAGCACATGCCTGTAGGAAACTATAAGTATAGTGTAGATTTAGAAAGATTACCTGACGGAGTTTATATCTTAACTCTTAAAACAGAAAAACAATTCCTAGATTCTAAACTATTAATCATATGAAACTAAAAGAAAAATTAGGTTTTGGCCAAGCAGAACCCGTAGCAGTAGCAGACAACAATCGTTTCTACTACATGTTGCAACAAATGCAAGCCAATCGTTGGAAAATTACAGCTATTGTATTGGGGTTGTTTACCTTAATCATAGTTGGTATTAATGCTGCTGTCTTTGTAGGAGCTTCTATTGGAGAAGACTGGAAAGAAATGTTACTTATCCTCTTAGGAGCTTTTGTAGGTAACTTGAACAAAGTAGTTGACTACTGGTTCAACTCTGAAGATAGAGACAAAATGTTAATACAGAAGGTGGATGAGGAGGATGGTGTATCTTTGTCAAACACAACTAATCCATAATATTATGTCAGAAGAACAAGAAGAAGGCGGAATGTCTGGTGTAAAGAAGGCAATCATCGGAGCAATTACCACAGCGGTAACTGCAGGTGGTGCTTGGTTTGCTACTCACTTAGGTGGTGGCGAAGATGAAAAACCAGAAACTCCAGCAGCTGTAGCTGCTCCCGCACCTGTGATTAACATCACTACGAACAACGAACAGAAGCAACAGGCAAACACTGGTGGCGGTAATACCGTCATCATTAAGGAAAAGGTAGCACCTGCTGCATCTACTCCTGCCCCTGCTGCTCCTGCATCTAAACCCCAAGCAGATGAAGAAGATCCTTGGTAGCCTACTGTTAATAATCCTTATCTATGGTTGTGGTTCTATGAAGACCACAACCGAGGATGAGGTTATTGAGAAAAAAGATATTTCTAGCGTGTCTGGATATACTGATTCTATTAAGAAGAACGTACAAGTAATTAGCATGGACATGACTAAAGTGTTGGCTATGTACCCAAGTCTTCAAGAGAAAAATGTAGGTTTAGGTTTTGCAGAATCCGTATTAGATTATTTAGATGAAACAAATCGTTTTGTATTTACTGAAGAGAAGGGTGAAATCAAGGAAAGGATGGTAACTCAATTCAAAGCTTCTAAAAAAGGAGTCTTTGAAGAACCTATTGACGGCAAAGGAAAAATTAAAGCTGCCCACTACTTTGTTTATGTAACCGTTGCTGATTTTGCAGTAGACGAGGACGAGACTGTACAAGGTGGAAAAGCTAAAGTAGTGGTAACTACTTTTATCCGTTTGCAAGTTCGATTTGTAGACGCTAAAACAGGACAAATCTACATTGGTTCTGGTGAAGGCGAATCTATAAAAGTAGGAGAGTCGTTCTTAAAATCTCTAGACGATATGAAGTTTTCTCAAAGTACCGTAGGTAAGGCAACACGAAAGTCGCTTGAAACAGCAACTACCAAAGTGATTGAAAACCTTATTAGAAACGGTGTCTTTAAGAGCTAACATATTAATCTTACTATTGAGTATAGGACTGAGTTTAAAAGCTCAGTCCTTTACTTACTCGTACACAGATCCGTGTACAAAAGAATTAAAGTTCATTCTTGCTGATATGAACTCTCCGATAGTAATAAGTTACTACGGACAAGTAAAAAACTTCAGTTACACAGAATTGCAGGACGGTACATTTGACGCTTGGTTAAATTATACTTATGCCAATTACAAAACAACAACCCCATGTCAAGGAGTTTTTGCAACAACTACTACAACTACAAGCACAGCAACTATAACTTCTTTAGTAAATAATGTGATGAATCTTAACTCTTTAACGAGTTTAGATTTATCTTCGACTTCGCTAGGATCAAGTACTTCAGTAGGAAGTACAACATCTTCTGGCACAAATGTAAAAAATGACTCTAAAAATGGAAGCTCGAATAACAAAGTTGGTAGTAATGGAAACAATAGTACTACTGATAATTCTGGGAATAATTCTAGTAACAGTGACCAGTCATCTGGACAAGGGTCCAATACGTCGTCGGAAGGACAAGTAGGCAATGGAAGCAACTCAGGTAATAATTCTAATGGCTCTAATGATGCTGGGGGTAACTCTGGGAGTGGCTCTAGTTCTTCTTCTAGTGGTGGTGGTAATGGTTCTGGTGGAGGTGGTGGTTCAGGCACCGCAGGTGATAAGAAACCTGAAGAAAAAACTCCTGAAAAGATAGAAGAACAAAAGAGTGAAACCCAACAAGCAGGTGGAAGTTCGTCTGCAAAAGCCGCTGCTAAAGGGAAAGTAGAAACTCAAAAACCAGCTATTCTAGTTACAGGAGATATAGTTGGAGTCCAAACAGTGCAAGATAAAGCACAAGACGCTAGGGCAACAATGTCCAAGAAAGGCAACAAACATATCAATGTTCTTTCCGCAGGAATTAACCTCATGCCAAAGTCTTACAACGGTTCTTTGTTGTTTGTAAGGGTAAACTCGCTGAAGAACTTTACAGCGCTCTACGGAGCCGCTGCATCGTATGGCGAGTTATTTCAAGAAGAAGTTATATCTACCCTACTGATAGGCGGTTTTATGTATAAGGGACAACTTACTAAACACATAGATGCTACTATTATTGCCGCTAGTGTTTACGCTCCTTATACAAAGTATTACACAGAATCTTTATTTGAATCTCAACCAATTATAGTTCCTTTTCTAAACATCAACTACTCACTTACAAAAACTTTTAAGTTCGGACTTACAGGAGGAGGCACGTACATCGCCAATCAGGATGTCGTCAATTATCAAATCTTAATGGGAGGTAAGTTAAAGATATGAGATGGCTAGTCATTCTACTCTTGTTTGCAAGTCCTCTGAAGGCTCAATTTACTTATTCTGGATACTTGTACAATGCAAACGGTTCGGGCGCCTCTAACGTTCCCGTAAAAATATACAAGAGTACAGCAGGTGCTACTACTAAGTCAGGTACTTTTGCTAAGATAACTTCAGGTATTCCTTCAGATAGAGGACGAGGAACTTCAGTACTTCACTCAACTGCTAACACAGATGAAAAGTCTGTGGCTATTACATTTCCTTCTGGCTTTAGTCCTTCTTACGCAGGAACTAGCTATTCTTCAGGCCACGTTAACGCTAACTCTTGGTTTACTTTTGGAACAAGTTCTAGTACTGGATACAACGGAAATGCTACTAGTCCTAATCAACCTACTATCCATATTGGGTCGGTGGATAATGGCTCAACAGATAACAACGTTTCTTATGTATCAACTGAAAGTTACACTGATGGAACTTACGGTGATGTGTTTAGAGTAAGATACGAGGGTAACTGTAAGTACAACCAAACGGGAATCAATTATGTTTGGGATTTATACTTTATTAAAAACCAAGCCTCAAAGCAGATAGTGGTTTGGAGAACATTCACCGCAGACGGTTCCAACCAAGAAATAATGGGTATATCTACAGGTAGTGCTTGGATGGCAAGTACTCTCGTTACTACTGGTTCTTTTTCTGGCACTAGTTGGGAGATAAACACAACCTCAACCACTACAACAAGTTCTAATGTACTTGACGCTACTGCATATACTAACTCATCGGGATACTACTCTTTCTCAAGAACTACAGTAGCAGGTAATCAATTCACTATTCAAGTCGATGCTCCAACTAGGATTCAAGCCTACACAAACTCAGACATCCAAGCAATATCAGACCTCATCCTCAATAAAGTGGTTAAGACTGGGTTGACTTTTCAGATGTTTGACGTAAACGATGACTCTAAAATAACTGTAGCAGATAAATACTACGTAGCGGCAAGAAAGGCTGGAAGATTTTCTAAGTGGAGAATAGCACCTGATGTCCGTATCTTTACAACAGCACAATATGATGCTATCAAAGCTGCCACAACAAATGTAAGAGGAACTTATCCTGGAGTCAGTACTTATACTACTTCTACTCTTACTTCTGGAGGAAGTTTAAGTCTTTACCTAATAGCACCTGGTTATGCAGGACAAGTAACATACTAACATGAAAAAACTAATCATACTCTTAATCCTAGCATTTGCAGGTTCGTTGAATGCACAATGCTACAAAATTGACACCGTTAGAAACCACACACAACTAAGAACTATTGCAGGTAGGCCTGTAGACTTTGGTATAGTGGCAACGGCTGAACAACTTATCTCTGCCAAGTATTCGCTGTGCGATACAGGCATTGGAGTTGACCTTGCAATTAACACAATTGCTATGCCTCAAAGACTAATTAACATTGCAGGGTTGCAGTTTTTAAAGAGGGACTATGTAGTCAATATGTCCATCACAGCTAATAACATTACACATTATTCTAGGAACGTAAAGACCGTTTATGTCAATGCTATGTTCCTAACTGTAGAGGACATTCCTCACAACAAAAAAGCATACTCTAGGGCAGTAGAGAAGTGCTTAATAGATTTAGTTAAGGAGTTGTAGCCCGTATTTACTGGGGTTTCCAGTTATAATCTTATCTTAACTTTAGTTGTTAAGTTTTTAGCTTAACTTACTTAGTTATAACTTTAGACTTGACTTTTTATATTAGGATAGTATATTTGCATTAGTTGTAACAGACAACCAACCATATTATGAAAAAACTTTTGCGAAAGTACCCTGACCCTATTTTAATTCACAGGGATTACATTGATGTCTTGCTGAGGCTAGCAGGTTATCGCTTATCTGATTTATCAGTAACAATTTTAGCATACTCTAGTTACAGAAAAGCATTGACCTCTGAGACTAAGAAAGAGATTGCGGAAAAGTTTAACACAAGCATCCAAGTAATTTCTAACACAATCACCAAGTTAAGAAAACAACAGTTATTGTTGAAGAACAACTTGAATCCTAAATTGAAACCAGAAAACGACAACCAATCAGCATTAACCATTTATTTTACTCTAGAGCCTAAAACTAAAATAAGAAAAACTGTATTGTCAGAAAGTAACATAACGGAACAGACTCCTGCATGAGAAAAGACCTTCAAATAGAACTCAAGGTATTTGGATTGTATAGTACGGCAGCCAAAGAGTTAAAGTGCACTAGCTCAGAGGTAGATGAAGTTTATTCTTGGTATTTAGGAGAAATCGTAGAATCCCTAAAGAAGACCGAGACCAAACAAGTCTACCTCAAAGGCTTAGGACGCTTAAGAGCTAATCCTGCATGCATACCAAATATCCTATACTATAATATTGTAAGGTACATAGACATGGCTGGGTTTATGGTAAAGTTCCCAAAATACCACACCAAAAGTAGAGCAAACTTTATGACTGTTATCTACGAGAACTACAAAAAACTATACGAAGAGGGTTTGAAGAAGATGGACATTCTTATAAATGAACCTATATTTGATAAGCCTATGTATCACAAACAAAGACAAAGGCTAGTTAACTTTAACCAAGACAGATTAGAAAAACTATATGAATCCATTTGCAGACTACATGAAGCTGCTGAAGCAGGGAGTAAAGAACGCGGACAAGATAATCGAGGGGATCAGCAACAAGACATTGAAAGAATTCAATTTACTTAATGAAGATGATCAGAACCGTATCTCAAACCGAATGGACATATGTAACGCTTGTCCCTTCAACTCTACTAATGCTAGAGTATCTCCAGAGTACATGGCACTCACGGGTGTCCCATACGCTACTGGAAGAACCGAATCACACTGTGCGTTATGTGGTTGTGTAATTGAATTTAAAACATCTTGTTTGAGTTGTAACTGTGGAATAGAAACTTGGAACCAAAGACATCCAGAAAAGAAACAAGAACTAAAGTGGACCAAAAAACCTTAACACCTACTAATATGAAAAAACCATCAATCAAATCAAGAGCTAACAAGGTAGAAAACCTTAAGAAAGCTTTCCGTATCCTTAACGGTTGCGGAGGAAACAAAGGCACTAAGTGCGGAGTTGAAGTTTACTATATGCCAGCAGATAGTAAGCTACAAGAGATTAAAGCTTAACCAATGACAAAACAACCAACCAACCGTTTAAAACCTGAGAGTAAACCTACTTTCCAAGACAAGTTATTTCTAGTAACTAAAGTCTTTTGGAAAGCAGGTTACTCCTATGGTAAAACAGGAAGGAATGAAGATTTTTATGCTCGTGTACTGGAAGACTTTGCAGTCATGCCTGAAGACGAGTTTATAGAAAAATACGAATCGCTTTAGTATGGCACAGAAAAAACAATCTTACATCTCAGCTGAACTAGAGTGGGCAGAGGAGAAACTTAGAGAATGGAGACAGTATGTGGATTCAAATCCACTACATTCTTTAAAAGACCGAGTAGAATGGAAACCAACTTCTAAAGGTGGTTCTATTCCTATGGTAATTGCTTCTATTGAACAACAGATTAAATCAATACGTGATACCATGAAAGAGTATCTTGCTCTTTTAGATGTGGTAGATAAACTTCGTGAGAAAGAAGAAGCCAAACTTGAGATACGTGGTTCTCAAGAAGTTAATGGCAAGATGAGTAAATTTATGTAATATGCATTTAGATAGTCCAGAGTTTTTTGTCAATATGAAGTCTGTTCCTGATAAGGAATCGTCAGAATATGTTTCTTTTTGGGAAGCAGAAGATAAAAAGATTACAGAGGGTATTACCATTAATGGGTTTCACTTTTCTCCTTTTATCTATTGGCATTTAAATTACTGGTCTATTTATGTAGATACAATGGTAGGCAAAAGACAAGTTCGTAAGTTAGATCGCCCTCAGTTATGGGATACTTACTTGGCTGTCGATGAAACTATCAATAGAGCAGAAAATCATCCTGACGGAAAGAAGGGAGTTGTGATGGTAGGTTCACGACGTATCTCTAAGTCAGTATTGACTTCCTCGTATATGACCCATAAAGCAGTAACCCAAAAAGGTAGCGACAATCTTATCTCTGCTTTGAATGGGCCTGACTTAAAAATTATAACAGAGTACGTAGACTTAGGTTTACGTAATCTTCCAGAATACTTTAAGTTTCCCCGTATTGAAGATGATTGGAAGAGACAAGTAACTCTTGGATACAAAGACAAACAAAACGTAAGACATGAATGGTCTAAATTTCACATCCGAAACTTTGACGAAGGCAACAATACGGAAGCAGCTGCTGGTCTTACTCTATCTTCTTTTATGTTGGAAGAAGGAGGAAAAGGAAAGATTCTCAATTGTTTGGCGGCAACTACTCCTTGTTTTGACAGTCCATATGGATGGCGTTGTTCTCCTTTTGTCATTGGGACTTCGGGAGATATGACAAAGGCAGGGGATTTGGAAGAGCTTTTCAATAACCCTGAAGCATACAATTTTCTTCCTGTAGAGTCACTTGACTCTGGCAAATCCTATGGTTTGTTTATCCCAGGAACTAAATCTTTGAAGGTACCAAAAGAACCAAAATCTCTTGGACTTTACTTAGAGAATGCGGAACCATCGGAATTAGACGATATAACAATTTGGGTATCTGATGAAGACAAAGGAAAAGAATTAATCTTAAAGTCTAGAGAACAAATTAAGAAATCTAGTGGTCTAGAAGCATACTTGAAGGAGGTAATGTATTATCCTCTGACACACGAAGAATGTTTCCTAGAACTTTCGCAAAACATCTTTCCTGTGGATCTTCTTCAGGAACAATTGCAAAAGATTACATCACTAGATGCAAATCCAGATTACGTAGAACTAGTGCAGAAGTCAGATGGAAGCATTGGTCATAAGTTTACAGATAAGAAACCAGTTCAAAACTTTCCTTCTAAACCAACAGATAACTTAGAAGGTGCAGTTCAGATTTGGGAGTATCCTATACTAGGGGCACCCTATGGTCTTTATACGGCAGGAACTGACCCATATAAACAGTCACAAGCTAAATACTCAACCTCTTTAGGCTCTACTTATATTTACAAACGTGTGCATGATATTGCAGGGGAAGGGTGGCAGAACATAGTAGTAGCAGCGTACACAGGTCGTCCTAAAAAGATTGAACAGTGGTATGAGATGACAAAGATGTTATTGAAGTACTATAACGCTAAGACACTTTGTGAAAACATGGATATGGGATTCATTCAGCATTGTATTGAAAAGAACGAATCTGCTTTTTTCTTAGAACGCACACCCTCATTCTTAAATGACATCCACCCTAGTAGTGCAGTAAATCGTGAGTATGGAATACATATGACCAGTGATATTAAAGATTACTTGAACTCACTGATTATAGAATACATCACAGAAGTTATAGAAAGAGAGACAGATGCAGAGGGTAACGTCGTAAAAGAAAGATTAGGAGTTACTAGAATACTTGACCCTCTACTGCTTAAAGAATTAATTAAGTTTACTCCCAAATTAAACGTCGACCGAGTTATTTCTTTTGGCCTTACTCTTGCTATGGCAAAATCCTTAAACAGCAAATCAGTAATAGTATCTTCTACACAGGATTCTCGCATGCAAGAGTACTTTAAATCCATGAAATCAAAACAACTTTTCAGGACAACAAGAAGCCCTTTTAGGTATTAAACTACACTTATTTTAAAATTTTGGGTATCAAAATTAAGATTTGGTATTATTTTTACCGCTAGTTATACTTTATAAGTTAATACATTAACATCCATTGTTATGATCATAGAAGCACTCAAAGAGTACACTGATGCACTGAATCACGCATACTTTTATCCAGAGCAATTTGTTTCTGCAGCCAAGAAACAAAAGCCTCAGTGGATTAAATCTACCCTTGACTACTTTGCAAATATTGCATTTGCCCAGTACCGACAAAACATAAAATTCAGAAAAAACTACCGTCTATTTAACGGAGAGTTTAACTTTGATGATTACACCAATGAGCCCCAGATACAAGAAATTATTAGTTACCTTTCAGATACTCCTGATCAAGAGCCAGAAATTCCTCAGCATCTTAAGCATTATCCAATAGTCAACCCACCTATCAATCAATTAAAGGGTGAGTTAATTAACAGACCATTTAAGTATAAGGTCAAAGCTGTTGACGATGCGAGTGTAGATGAGAACATTGACTTCCGTACTGACTTAATTAAAGAGTTCTTCATGAATAAAATGATGGCTCGTTTAGAAGGAGTACCTGAAGAACAGTTACAGCAGATTCAAGAAGAGATGATGGCTGAGATTCAAAACAAAATCTTGGACTACACTTCTACTGCCGAAGAGTGGGGCAACAAAGTACTTAATGCACTTAAGTATAGTTTCCGTTTAAAAGAAAAGTCTAGTCAAGGTTTCTTAGATTTCTTGATTACAGGACAAGAGTTTCACCACTTCTACCCAGACAATTCAAGAATCGGATTTAACTACAAAGTAGAAAACCCATCTAACGTATGGTACTTAGCTAATCGTAATGCTATGTATACTACTGATTGTTGGGCTTTAGGTACTATTGAAGTTCTTTCTATGTCTGAAATAGTAGAGAGATATAATCTTTCTGGTGAAGAAGTTAAGCACTTGAATAGTCGTTCTTTACAGAATCTTCGTAACAACGAATATTCTCCATTGTCTCCTGCACTTCCAGACCCTAATGACCCATTGTGGCAGTTGACATTTGAGAACGTGGGTGACTTTGCCAATGGAGGTATTGACCACAACGTATTCTCGTTCAACTCTCAACACGCCTACACAGTAGTTACTTGTTACTGGCAGTCTAAAAAGAAGATATATAAGCGTCAGTACATAGACGAACAAGGATACCTTCAAGAACAATTTGTAAGTGAAGACTACAAGTACGATAAAACTATGGGCGATATTGCTCTAGATGAGTTGTGGATTAACGAATGGTGGAAGGGTATTAAGATTGGTGCTGACATCTACATTGATGTAGAGCCTCTAGAGTATAGCCAAACTCCTCCAATTGTAGGTATTGTAAACACTACTCGTAATACGCAAGGCAAATCCTTGCTTGATCTTCTTAAGCCTTACCAAGTTCTTTACAACATTTGTATGAACCAGTTGTGGGAGTTACTTGAGAAAGAGATTGGTGTGGTATTCTTGGGTGACTTAAAAGTAGTGCCTAAGAAAGATTCTCAAGATCCAATTGAGACAATGCTTTGGAATGCCAAGAATCGTGGTACTTTGTTTATTGATACATCTCCAGAGAATACTGGTGGAGCTGTTCAGTTCAACCAAATGTCTCGTGTAGACTTGACTAGAACTGCAGAAATTCAATCTCGTATCCAATTGGCACAAGCTCTCCGTACAGAGGCATACGAACTTATTGGTGTAACTCGCCAGCGTCTAGGTTCAGTAACTCCCTCTGAGACGGCTACTGCTACTAAAGAAGGACTTACTCAATCATTCTCTCAAACAGAAACATGGTTTGCTTGGCATGATAACGTAATGCAACAAGTATATCAAACAATGTTGGAGATGGCTCAGTATACAGAATTGCAAAAGCCTACCTCTACTTTGAACTACTTAAACTCAGAATTGGAAACTGTATTCTTACGTATAACTAAGAATGAGTTACTCCGTGAGTTGTTTGTATTTGTGACATCATACGCTGAGGATAGAGTAACACTTGAACAGTTGCGTTCGTTGGCTCAACCCGCACTTCAGAATGGTGCAGAGTTGATTGAGATTTTTGACCTGTACACCGCTGCCTCAGAACGTTCACTTCGTCACGTATTAGAAGGCGTACAAGAACGTAAAGCTCAATTGCAACAACAGCAAATGGCACAACAGCAACAACAGATGGAAATGCAACAACAACAATTCCAAACTAAACTTGCTGCAGATGCTGAACAAAAACAACAAGATGCACAACGTGAGGATATGAACAAAGAACTCGACCGTCAGAACAGACTTGACGTAGAGCGTCTGCGTGGTATTGCTAACGAATCTTCTTTCTCACAAGACAAAGATTTGACTCCTCTATTGATACAACAAGCTAACTTGGCTAAGGAACAATCTAAGATGCGATTTGAGCAACTTAAGAATGCTGACCAAGTTAGTCTTAAGAGTAGAGAGTTAGATTTAAAGGAAAAAGACATCGATACTAAGCTGCAAATAGCTAAGCAAAACAAGAATAAATACGATAAGAAGAAATAAGAATTTCACTTTATCTATATTTACACACTCACTTTTTTTAACCTATTGTGTTAATTTTTTAATAGGTTAACTTTGAAAACAGACAAACCAACCAACTAATTGTCATGAATAACAACCCAAACGACGACCAATTAGGTTTAGACAACCTAGAGTTCTTTGAAAATTTTGCTACTGATGATCCCCTAGAGGATCCCCAGTTTGATCCCAACGCTAATCTTGCCCCTGATATTTTGGGTGGCGAGAAGATGGACTTAGAAGACGATGACCTTCCTATGGGAGGACAAGGTAAAAAACCAACGGCTCCTGCAACTCCTGCCACTCCTCCAGCCTCTACTCCTAATGAAGAAGAAGAGGAAGAAGAAGACGATGACAACAAGTCTGCAGGCAACCAAGAGCTAGAAGATGATGACTTAGAAGATGATTCTGACGACATTAACTACTACGAAGCTTTTGGTAAAGGATTGCTGAAGTCAGGACATTTTGATTTAGGTGAGGAAATTGATCCTGACCAAGTAGAATGGACTGAAGAAAGTTTCCTTGAAATGATGTCTGCTACCGTTGAGAACAAAGCGTGGAAACAACTAGAGGAAATTGCTACTGAGGCTTATGGTCCAGAAGGACTTGAATTGGTGAAAGACCTTTTCATTAATAAAGTCCCTGTACAACAATACCTTTCTAAGTTCAACGAACAAGTTGCACTTGAAAATGTTGACTTGACTAATCCTCAGAACCAAGAAGCTATCTTCCGTGAGTATCTTTCTCGCACTGGTTTAGACCAAGATGAGATTGATGAACAACTTGAATATGCTGTCAAGACTAATAAACTTGAGAACTTCTCAGAAAAGTACTACGTAAAATTACTTGAACGTAGTAGACAAGAGAGAGAAGTGTTAGCAGAACAAAGTGCTCAGAAACAAAGAGAAGCACAAGAAAGAGAAAATGCAAGACAAGAATCTTACATTAAAACTTTGGAAGGTGCAATCAAGACAGGAGATATTAACGGCTTCCCTATCAATCAGAATGAAGCAGCTAACTTATTTGACTATGTAACTAACAAAAGTTATCAGTTACCTAACGGTCAAAAGATTAGCGAGTTTGAGTTTACCTTGGCAAAGATGCGTCAAGAAGATCCTCAAAAGTTTCTAGCAGTAGCAAGGTTAGTTCAATCTAACTTAGACCTAGCTCCAGTTAAGAAGAAAGGTGTAAGTGAGGAGACTAACTCAATTTTCCAAGAACTGCAAAAAAAGTCTAAAAAAGGACCTAAAGGAGAACCTAGAAAAGAGACCCAACTCTTTAGTAATTTCTTCGGTAGATAAAATATAAGCACACATAAACTAAAAATAAAATGCCTAATCAATCCATTACCAGAGTTAACGGTCGCGTTATAGCTAATGCGCACGTTACCAGCTCTTACTATTCTAAGAATAGTTTGGGTAAGTTGACCGACAAAAACTTTGTCGAGTCAATGTTGAAAACTAAACCAGACCAGTATGACAAAGTTATGTTGCGTCTGTTCACTGACACTCGCTTGTATTCTAACGATTTGTTGGATCTTGTGATGAAGAACGGTAAGCCATTTATGGTTAACGACCCTAATGGTGTCTTCACTTACAAAATCAAGAAGCGTGCTGAACTTCCAAAAATCATTGCCAACTTTGCTACAACTGTTGCAAAACCTGGTATTGATGGTCAAGAGTTCGAAATCGTATTTGACAAACAAGGTTTTGTTGTAAACGATATCATCAGCGCACACCGTTATGAGCAAGAGACTTTGGTACAAATCGTATCTGAGCCTGAGCGTTACCAAAATGGTTTCAAATACCGTTGCCGTGCCGTTGCCGCTAGTAGCACTGACTTCGTTAACCAACGTTTCTTGGTTGTAGGTACTGAGTACTTCAAAGTAGGTAACGTATTGGGTGAGTACACCACTTCATTCTCTAGCTTGGGATTGTTCGATGGTCACTTGGAAGTTATGGCTGACGTATTGAGTCAATATGGTGTTGAACACACTATCACTGACTGGGCTGATGCTACTAAACTTGGTATGCAAACTGACGCTACTGGTAATCCTATGGACTTGACTTACTACACTTTGACTGATCCTACTGCTGAAGCAGAGAAGACAAAGATCGTAGGTTGGGAACCAACTGTATCTCGTTTGTTGCGTATGGAAATGATGCGCATGAAAGCAAACATGTTGATGTGGGGTCGCCAAGGTCAAGCTAAAGACGAAAGAGGTCGCTCTACTCGTATGAAGCAAGGTTTGTGGCAGCAATTGCACTTGGGTAACATTATCCAATACGATCGTGGTCAATTCTCTTTGAACTTGATTCGTACTGCAATTGGTGACTTGTTCTACAACCGTGTATTGATTGCTGATCGTAAAGTAAAAGTTTACACCAACCGTGCAGGTATGGAGTTGGCTTCTTCTGCTATCAAAAAAGACTTCAACAGTGCGAACTTTATGGTTAACGCTGATAAGTTCATGGATGGTAAAGATCGCTTGAAGCAAGGTTATGCTTTCCAATTTGACCACTACATGACTACCGAAACTGGTCCTGTTGAGTTCGTAGAATTGGAACAGTTGAACATGCATGCTACTTTCTTGGAATTGGGACCTAATAAGAAAACTCCTCCAATCTTTATCGTACTTGACGTATCTGGTCAAGAAGATTCAGGTATCCGTGAGGTTAAGTTGTCTACTCGTCCTAACATGTACTACCAGTACATCCCAGGTTCAGTAGGATTCGGAAGCCAACAAACCGTAATTGCTAACAAAGATCCTTATAGCACTTACATCATGAAAGACTTCTGTGGTGTCTTCTTGGAAGATCCAACCAGAACTGTAATCATTAAAGAATACCCACGCCTCTAATCTAGGCGGTCTTTAGAGGGGGAGGGTTCTCGGACTCTCCCCTGATAAAGATATTAGATTAACCAAAACAATCAACCAAAATAATGAAAGGACAAGAAATCGCACGCGGAACAAAGGTTATTAAACCTTACCGCAAAGAACCTGCAAACTCTAGGAGTTTAGAAGGATCACTGTACAGGGAGGGATTTAATTTCATCCCAGGTACATCAAAAAAGTTTTACCCTCGTGTTGATTCACGTGGAGTAATACGAACAGGACTAGATGAAAACGCAATGAAGTTGCGAGCAATCGAAGACCCTGAAGTAAGAGAGCAAGAGATGAACCGTATTAAGACTTTAAAAACTTACTACGAATCTATTTTAGATGAATCTCTTGACCCTACTAGTACGTTCTATGACGAAATAAAAGAGAATGGGTACACCCTAGAAGATGGAGACAATATCTTTAACTTGGAGAATCCCCGTGATGCAATTAACTTCTTTTGGTTACTTGAAACGGATATGGTTGCTCACAGTATAGACGATATTGAAACTGGAAAAGCTGACGGATCTATTGTACGTTTTTATGTACACGATGGTGAAGTAGAATCTAAATCCGCTTTTGAACGTAAAAAGCGAATTAACAGTGCGATTGCAGAGTTAGATAGAATGACTGCAGTTAAACGTAAGAAGATTCAAAAGCTTTTAGGTTTAGGATTGGCTGGAGATGCAAGTGAGGAAGAAGTATACAATGCTCTAGACGAGTATTTGCGTATTCCTGCTACTGCTCTTGACCAAGACCCAATCGCTGCGTTTACGAAAATCACTAAGTACAGTGAAGAGACCTTGGCTATCAAGTCTCTAATCCGTGAGTTGATTGACTACAACGTTATAAGAGTTAAAGGTTCTGTAGTTTATGAAGGAGAGCACGTATGGGCTAGATCAGTAGAAGAGTTAGAATTAACTTTGGCTGACCCTAAGAACTCCGACATTTACGATGCCTTTAAAGACAAAGTAAAAAACAAAATGAAACTATCCGTTATCTAATAACCGAAGATGATACCAGTACAAGAGTTGATATACGAGTTTAAGTTAAGCTTAAATAAGATGGACAGGCAAGACAACGTGCAAGTCCCTCTAGAAGATATTTTGGTTTTCTTAAATCAGGCTCAATTATCTTGGGTAGAATCTAAAGTAGGAGAAAACAACATTTTCAGACACGGATACGAAGGGACAAGAAAGAGAATTGAAGACTTGCAAGTATTGAAAGTTGACGATGTTTCTTTGACACTAGTAAAAACAACAGACGTTCTTTATAAAGGCTACAAAGCCAGTTTGAAATCTCTCCCTAACTACATGATGTATGTAATGTCGCATGTAGGTGCAAGGAAAGAAGATTGTAAAGCAGGTTTAACAGTAGATTTAATTAGACAAAACGATCTGTCAACATTATACTTTGATGCAAACTTCAGCCCCTCCTTTGAATGGAGAAACACATTTGCAACAATCGGCCAAGATAACATCACTGTATACACTGACGAAAGTTTTGAAATTGAGAATCTTTACCTTACTTACTTAAGATATCCAAAGCCAATAGATTCAGAAGGCTACATCAACTTAGATGGATTGGATTCAGTAAATATGGACTGTGAACTTCCTTACTATGCTAAATCAGATATTCTGAATTTAGCTATTAAGTTTGCCGCACAATCAGTAGACAACCAAGGCCAAGCAGCTTTTGCAGAGGACAGAAGTGTTAAAAACTCAGAATAAACTAATAATATAAAAAAATGAACTACGATTTCACCCAAGTATTTGTTCCGACTAACAAATACACTACAACTGGAAACGGATTCGATGCACTAGGTGCTCGTATCTTCGGCGTATTTACTCCTACCTATGTCGCTAACACCGATCAGTTGGTAGGCTTTCAATCTGTTAACTACACTACTGGTGCTCCAACTCCTTCTACTACACAACCTTTCAAAGAGATTGTGTTGGCTATGGGTACAGGTACTTCTTACCCTGCCAATAAGTTTGGTAGCTTTAAGTCTCCTGTAATCAGAAAAGGTAAGTTGACTCAAGTTTCTTACGTGCCTGCTGATGCAAGTGCTGCTAAACAACAAATTACTTATCTTGGTTATGATGAGGTTAACGATTTCAAATCACCTAGTTTTTCTTGTGATGAGGAATACGTTGTAACCATCAAAATCGATGAGTACTGGTCTAAAGGTGTATTCCAACCAATGATTCAAGAGTCAGTTCGTGTTAAAACTGTAAACTGCTCAGAGTGCGGTGGTGGTTGTGATGCATTGGATTGCTATGATATTATGGCTTCTGTAGCTAGTAAGATCAATGCTAATCCTTTGTTGAGCAAGTACGTAAATGCTACTCACGTATTCAAAGGTTCTGCACCTTCTTACAAGTACACTTTGACTTTGCCTGATGCTGGTAACTCTACTGCAGAAAACGCTGTGTTGACTGCTTTGCAAGCTTACTACCCATCTGCTACTTACGGTACTATTGCTATCACAACTACTGATACTGATGGTGACACTGATGCTGATGCATTGGGTAACATCTTGTACGAAATTGCAACTCCTTTGATTGCAAACGTAGCTGATATGCCTACTTACTTAGGTGTAGCTTGGGAGTCAGTTAAGTCAAGTGCTGGTTCAGTAACTGCTTGTGGTGTTAAATTGGAAGGTAAAGCATTGGATGCTTTCGGAAACGCTTGTGTTCCTGATGCTGTTCCTTACGTATTCAACTTGGTTCGTTTCCAAGTAGTTGCGGCTAAAGGTCCTTTCACTACCCAAGACTTCGATATCAACGACTTGACTGGTCCTTGGTATGTTACTAAAACTCAAGATGTTAAGTATGCAATTGGTGCTGGTTCTGCTATGGCTGAATTGGAGCGTCACTTCTTCCGTAACAACTTGCCTAACGTAGCTGAGTCTGTGTACTACTGGAATCCTATCTACAACGAGGATGTAAACCAGTTCTTGTATGTAAACAGCACTTTGTTGTACAACGTACTTTCTGTTAAATTCTTGGATGATTCTCCAGTAGGATTTGAAAAGAAATCAGTAAATAGCCATGAGGTATTGATTATGGTAGACACAACTAACGAAGCTGCTAATAGTGTTATTAGTAGTGCAGGTAGTGTTTCTGCAAACATTCTTGCCTTCTTTAACTATTTCGCTGCCTAATTAGACGAATAATGGGGGGACTGAACTCCCCCCTTTTTCTAACTTTTAAAAAATAAAAAATCATGGCAAAAGATATTATTCTTAAACTCGGCACCTACATGACCACTGTTAATAACAAAGACATTGCTGCAGGTGCTATCCCAGGAGCTTCTTTAGAGAAGTTTGTTGTTAACCTTTTAAAGAGCCCTACTTGCTGCGTTAAGTATGTAACGTTAAGCAAAGGAACTGTAACACAGTCAGGTAGTATTACTACTGCAGTTACATTGAACCAGCCTGCTGGTGAGATTACAACTGTAAGTGCTACTATTGCTGCAGGTGCAATGTCCTCTTTTACACTTAACAATAGTTTTATTAAAGCTGATTCTGTAATTATGGCTACAGTTAACGACACTACTGGTACTGGTCTATTGGCCGTACAAGTTGATGGTATTGTTGCAGGTTCTTGCACAGTATCTCTTGGAGGTGTTGTTGCGAATACTGGAGTTGTAATCGTTGGATTTGCAATTATGTAATTAACAGGGGAGAGAAATCTCCCCTTTTAAAATGAATTAAATGGCTAACTTACAAAGAAATATAGAAGTTTTAAAAGCTAAGGATTGTGCTTACTTATCAATCCTAGATACCTCGTACTATCCTGAAACTTTAGACGAGGCAAACATTCAAATCACTGCACCTGGTTATGATATTCCATTTGAATTTGCTTTTACTTTAAATGAAGTAAACGTATACAATTCATACACTTTTGGATTCACTACCAATGCAACGGCAGATTTTGTAGAATTGCCAGATGGTTTATATACTTTGAACTTAACTACTTGCCCTGACACAGGAGTATGTACTAGATATCACCTACGCACTTGTAGGATTGATTGTAGACTTGCTGTACAATGGGCTAAGTATGCACAAGATTGTGAGGATGAAAAAATCCTTTACTATCTAGATAAGATTGAGTTTCTGCTACGGGGAGGAGAAGCTAACGCAGATTTATGTAACCCCGAAAAAGCAATTGAATTATACAGAAAAGCAGATGACTTACTTAGACGATTTGAACTTGACTGTTAAAGAAAAACTTGCTAAGGCGGCAGTAAAAGAAATGCAGCATATCAAGTACTTAACAAAACCATACTACAAAAAATCTAGGAAGTATATGCGTTTCTTGAAACTAGCACATTGCTTAGATTGTGTAGACACAAACAACCTTAAAATTAAACTATAACTACGAAAAATAATGGCAAACAAAGCATACAAACCTTGCTGCGAACCTAACAACTGTGGAGAGATTATTCCTTCAAAGTGTGTTAAGTATACTGGAACTCCTACTACGGATGGTCCTATTGATAAAGAGTTTACTTGTACTCCTTATCTGAATGACGTTATTCATTTATTTGATGATAATCTTAAAGACATTATTGGAAAAATCGGTATTAGCAAAACTGCGCTTGATGGTGCTAACTCATCTTGTGGTCTTAATTTGGTTAATACTGGTTCTCTTACTACATATGAAGTTAATGATACTAGGTATGTTCAAAGTGAGGTAGTTGTACAACTGTTGAATGTTGTATGTGCTTTACAAAAACAAGTTAATTACTTGAAGAATGAGAATGTTACTACAGATAGTGGTAATGTATTCTGGCTTGATTTGCCTTTAGACCAAGATTTTAAAACATGGTTAAGTATAAACGGACAATGCGTTTTAACGGAACCTTGTGTACCTGCTGGTGGTATTACTACTTTACGTGGTTTACTTCAAGCTATGATAACTAAACTTTGTGACTGTTGCCCAAATCCATAATCTAAAATATAATGAGTACTTGTCTTGACTGCTACGGAACCAACACAATAGAACCATGTGCTGAAATTGGATGCCTTTCCACAAATTTTGGAAAGTGCGTTACTTACTCAGGCACAGGTTTGTATTGTTCTCTAGGTCCAATTAATACCTTTACCTATTCGGGTACTGCTGTTGCTATAGTTTCTGAAGTTACCGTGGTAGTTGGTGCTACTGGCGGTTCTGGTTCAGGTGCTACTTTTAGTGTAACTAGAGGACCATCTTCTACATCATACACAATCTCTATTGTAAATAAAGGTAGCGGATATGCAATAGGAGAAACTCTTACCATTGCTGGTACAGCTGTAGGTGGTACGGCTCCTGCGAATAACATTTCAATTGTAGTAACTACACTATCAGCTATTATTGATAGCACCTATACAATGGATGCGGCTATCAAGAATTTGCATGATCGTATCTGTAACTTAACTCCAACTGGTCTTTTATACAGTGGATTTAACTATGCTTGTCTTCGTCAAGGAGGTAACTTAGAGTCAGTAGGTGCGTCTATTACTACTGCACAAGGATTTGCTGAATCTTCTTCTGCTGCGTTGTGTGCGTTAAACACACGTTTAAAAGCAGTAGAGACTCCAACCTTTACTGTGCCTGGTTGTGTAACAGGATTAACTTCTGGTGTTTCTACTCTAGGAGCAATCTTAACTGAGTATGGTAACAAACTTTGTGCTATTGCAGGAGGAACAGGAGGTATTACCATCACTGGAGTAACAGTTCCAGGTAGTTGTACAATGACTACTATCCCCTCATCAACTGCCCCTATTGGTACTTGGTTTGATTGGGTAGTAGACAATATGTGCTCAATCACCACGGGATTGAATGCGGCAATTACTTCAACTAACTCAACCGTAAGTACTATAACTACTTTCTTGGGTAGTACCACGAAATTTAATAACAGTGCAAACTGTTTGACTGCCTTGGGAGGTACAGCAACTGATTCTGCTCATGCTACTATTGGTTATCTTACCACTAAGGTATGTGCAGTAGACACAACCGTTAACGCTATTCCTTCTTATATTAAGACTGATAGTGTTGCTCTTAACTGGGTAGGTTGTTTTGGTTCTGCACCATATAGTTACGCTAACACTGCAACTACAATTCAAACTCAATTACAAAGAATTGTAGCCGTATTGAATGCTGAGAAAACTGCATACTCTGCAGACTTTGTACTAACTACAGCAGGTTGTGGTTCCAAGATTGTGTCTTTGGCTCCTACTGCTGCTTTCTCTTGTAGTTCACTTTCTACTTGTTCCATCAATTCTCTTGGAGATGTAATAGTAACCACTCCTGTGAATCCTGATGTACTTTACTATAACGGAACTAACTGGGTTAATAAAAATATTAACGCATTGGTTACTATGTCAAGTACTGACGGCACAGTGGCAATTACTCCAACTACAACTGCAGGTAACGTAAACTACGATTTGAGTGTTACTGGTTTGACAGCTACTAGAGCAAACCTTACTGCAATAGCAGTAACTGGAGCAAACAACACATTCCCTGCAGCTTACCCAACTAGTCCTGGTACTGGATACGCTCAAGTAACTAAACAAGGTAGTATTGTGACTTTAGCAGGTAGTATTGAGTTGGTGGTGACAAGTGGACTTACATTAGCTTTTGGTACACCTGTACCTATCGCAACTGTGCCTGCTGGATTTAGACCTATAACAGGGCCTATCAGTTTCTACTCAAGAGCATTTAAAAAGGGAACTGCTCCATACAATGATCCTGATGGTTCTTTTGATGCAAGAATTACCATTGACATAGCAGGTACTGTAAATATAATTCCTTATCCTACATACCCTGCAGCAAGTTTAGTGCTTGCTACTGCTGGTAGTAAGGTAGAAATATTGTTAGGAGCACACTCCTATAGTATCCTACCATAAGATCTTGACAGTTTACTAGGGTTGGTTGTCTGTCAAAACCCCGAATAGAGCCTAGGCAACTAGGCTCTTTTGGTTTAATTAAAAGTAATTGACATTAGTAACAGTTTAAATTATATTTGTACAAAAACTAACTTCAAGTAAATTATGACAATATCAGATGTAATATCCAGAGTTAGGATTTCTAATAAGTTCATTAGCGATGATGATTTCATGTCTGATAGATTTATTTACAATACCTTAAAAACTAAGGCAAGTGCAATTCTTAGAAGAGAAATTAATCTTCGTAAGTTATTAAATTCAGACAATGTATACAGTGCGTATGAATGCATTGAGTTAATACTAGCCCCAGGTGCTGAGTGTGATTTGAATTGTGACATTCGTCGTAGTAAGAAAAAGCTGCCTAAAATAGAAGAAGGGCTATATTCTTATTTTATTCAAGGGGTATTCAATACATCTAACTCAGAAGAACTCTTCCCTACTACTATCAGGGATTTTATTAACCACACTAGACTTAGAGTTAAGACTAACCGTTCTTATTACACAATAAGAAACGGCTACTTGTATGTGTTGAATCCAGATGTAGAGGCAGTCAATATGTACGCTTACTTTACAGAACCTTTAAATCCTAAACCTTGTTCAAGTATGTATGAGCAAGATTTTAAATTCCCTGAGTACTTGTTGGATAGTTTATTAGAAATGACTAACCAAAGTTTAGTTAACTTCCATAAACTTCCTCAAGAACCATTTAGTGATAATAAGGATGACGCAATCTAAGGAAAAACTCTCTTTGAAGTCGGATGTCAATCCTTCTTCAATACAGGCTTATAAGAAGTTTGTAAAGGAGACAGGTCGCTCTGACATTTCCTATGACAAGTTCCGAAACATTATTCTAAAAGTAAACGAGAAAGTTCTTGAAAAAGTAATGACAGGTAGATACAAAATTAGATTTCCTAAGATTGGACTACTGTCACTCATCAAGGTAACTCCTACTAAATTATTAAAGAAGATAGACTGGGGACGTTATCACAAAGATGGAGTGTACACAACATTTAAAAACTACCATACAGATGGTATGATGTATAGAATTTTCTTTTACTTGTACGAAAGAAAGTATCCTTACTTTGGTTTTTATAATTTTAGGTTAAGCAAACCTAACCAAGTAATGTTAGGTCAAAAAATTAAAAACAATGAAATACGATAACATTAACTATATAACCTCTGAGCCTTTGATTGCTGAAGTTAAGCAAGAGTTAAAGACTTACTTTGAAGCTGGTGCTGTAAGTGAGGTTTTAATACCTTCGTTTATAGATCAAGCCCTGAGAAAACTTAAGGTACTTGCTCTTAAGCCTGAAGAGGCAGTTATTCGTTTTGAGGATTATAAGTCAGAGTTGCCTTATGATTTTTATTTATTAGACTATGCTCTTTCGTATTCATCAGATGTTTACTGGGACAATGCAGTGAACTCTCTGACAGGTTCTTGGTATAAAAGTATACAAGCTGATGGCTGTGTTACTGATGCTACTAGCATAGAAATGTACGAAGCAATTACAGTACCCATGCCTGGCTTTAGAATCTCTCTTAAACAACCTAGATGGGTTAGAGTTTATGCTGACTCTACTTCTTTGTGTGTGGATGGATGTCCTAACTTAAAAGCATCTAGTACTGATATCATTAAAATTAATCAACATAAGAAAGCAAGTGCCACCTTCCAAGAGGGTTGTGTATATCTTAAATACTTTTCAAGACCTGTAGATGACTACGGTATTCCAATGATTCCAGAAATTTTGGAAGTAGAAGAGTATATTAAAGCTTACTTAAAGTATAAATTCTTTGAACAAATGTGGCATTCAGTAATGGATGAGTCCACAAAACAAGTAACTGATAAATTAACCTACTACAAAAGAGAGCAGTTAGAGAAACTTCAAGCTGCATTTAACTATCTAATGACTAAATCTAAGCAACAGATAGCAGACTCAATTGTACGTACTCGTAATCGTTTTAGTAAATTCCACATTAGATAATGGAAATTAAAGGTAATCAAAATACCAAAGGTCTTAACCTAGACTCTTTAAACTGGCAAGTAGAAGGTAGCCAGTTGACATGGGCATTGAACGCAAATATCATGTCCCATGATGGTAATACATTTACCTATACAAACGAGATGTCCAACCAAGTTTGTGTGGATTTTAGCTCGTTTAAGAACGGATACAAAATTAACGGCCTACTAAATATAATAGAACAGAATAAAGTAGTTGTGTTCTTAGTAGGTCCAGATGGAAAAGGAGAGATAGGAGTAATTACAAATAACGGTTTAGATTGTGTTGAGTTAGATTCAATAGAAACTGACTGTGGTTGTGTAGGCGGTAAAGTAATTAAAGACACAGTTGTCAAAGCAACAACTACAGTTACAGCAAACTCAACTACTTGTTTCTATGGTATTATTAACGAGACTATAGATGATGGTTCTGGTAACTACGTAAATAACTATGCATTTCACTATGTAGACTGTAATGGAAATAGAGTAAGTGGCAATACAAGTAGCCTCGTATTTAAAACAACACAAGAGTGGTATGCCGACTTAGGTTATACCAGTTTTGATGCCAACATGAGTCCTACTTATTTGTCTAAAGTAGTATCTATGATATGCTATGATTCTGTAGCAACTATAGACTACATTAATGAACTAGGCACTTCAAGTAATGTGACCCCAATGCAGCATCCTCAACCGTTGTTGTATGATACATTTCCCTGTGAAGCTACAGTTGTAGAAAAGACTTGTTGCGATTACGAACCTGTGTTAATTGATGAGTGTTGTCAAGATTGTTGTCAAGATTGTTATACTGTTACCTTGCAAACAGTAAATCCATCAATACCTTCTGGAGGATCTACAGGTCAAGTAGTAATTGAATATACAGACTGTAATGGTATAGTTAGAGGCATAGAAGTACCTGAAAATACATTTGAAGGGTACGGTTCATTTAACATGATTAAGGACTCTTGGAGAGTAATCCAAAGAGGAAAACCTGGTGTTGATGTAGTAGTTGCAGTAGAACAAGTTTACTCTACAGGAAACTGCAATCCTTGTTTGAATCCTTCTCCTGAGAATTGCTGTTTGAACTTCGATATTGACTATCCTATTTATGCGACTTATAGAGTAGATCAGTGTGAAACTAGAGTATACTTTGTACAGAAGAATAATCCTCCTAGATACTTATCATTGGAGTTTCCTCTAAATAGAGATTCCTGTGGTGAGTCACAAGATTGTGGAGGCAAGAAACTTGTAACAAAGAAGACTTGTAAAGAGTTAAATATTTTTCCTGATACCTGCCATCCTAAAGTAACTCCAACCAATGTTTCTAATGGAGGTCAACTTAAAGCAGGTAACTATCAGTTTGCTATTGCATATACAGATGAAGAAGGGGCTGAGTTAACTGATTACTTTGACTTTAGTCAGCCTATTCCAATTTTTGAAAAGAAACTTACCAACCTTACTGACTACGTTACTAACTATTCTATTACAGTTCAGATAGACCATAAGGTTAATATCTTTGACTATTTTAATTTAGTAGTAGCGGAGACAATCCAAGGGGCCACTACAAACTATCATTTGATTGGCAACTATAGAGTACAAAAACAGTACTTGATGGATTCTATTGTTTACACAGGAGAATACAAATCTACCTTTAGTTCTATTTCTCCTTTGATTAGAACTCCGCACTATAAGAATGCAGGTATCATTGAGAATCAGAATGATATCTTGATGATTGCAGATTTGGAAAGAGAGTATCAGTATAACTTCCAGCCTTTTGCAAACAAACTTAAATTGCAGTGGGAAACAGTAAAGATGCCCCACGGAGACAAGTGGGACTACTCTAATCCTGAGATAGTACACATGTTCCGTACTTATCAAAGGGACGAGGTATATGCTTTCGGTATTAAGTTTAAACTAAAGACAGGTAAGTATACTGAAGTATTCCATATTCCTGGCAGAGCAAAGAACGCTGCACTTGGAGATACCACTTCGGTTCCTACTTCTAGTACCGATTACTTTATAGAAGAAGGAGACTGTTCTGATGTAGCAGCACCTAAAGAAAAGTGGGAAGTATACAACACAGCAGGTAACGGTCAGGTATTTGTATCAAACAATCCTACTGAACTAGAGAAACAATTCTCTTGTGCAATTTTTAACGACAAACGTGGAGAGTTTGCTTATTGGGAATCAAAAGAACTCTATCCATGTAATGAAGAGATTTGGGATACTGATGCTTATGGTAATCCTTTGGCAGGACAACCGATTCGTTTTCACAAGTTTCCTGATTCTTTGATATCTCACATTCATGATGGTTTATTTAGTACGGGTAATGTTTTTCCTGCTTTTGATAACCAATCTAATATCTATCCTATAGGAGTAAGAGTAGACGCAGATGCATTCAACAATCTACTCAACACTTTAACTATTGCTAATCCTGGAGATCCTGCTAACCCTTTCTATGCCAAAGACCTTATCTGCGGATTTGAGTTAGTGTTTGCTTCTCGTGTAGGACATAAATCTGTAGTAGCAAAAGGACTTCTTTATGACGTAGGACACTATACCACAGATGACGGTAGTAAAGAATACTACTATCCTAACTATCCTTTCAACGATATTAACTGGAGAGGAAGTAGTTCTGTAACAGATCCTTACTTGAGAACATCTGCAGATTGGTACAAACGTCAAGATAGAAGACGTGCTTTTAGCGGAGACCTAGGAGAGTTTGCACACAATGGTTTTGTAGACAACAACATTATTAACTACAAGCATAATAGATTTACATTCCATTCTCCTGACACACACTTCTCATATCCTAAAATCGGTTCAGAACTTAAGTTAGAGACACTTGAGATTGGTTCTGTATTGGGACACTTTGTAGAAGTAGAAGAACATAGTAAGATTAAGTTGTACACGGATAAAGTACAGACTATATCTAATCTACTGTCTATGATACTCAACATCAAAGACTATCGTATCATGACTGAGAACTACTTCCAAGACAAGGAAATGTTTGCTCAGTTGATAGAAAGATTTACTCCTAAAGTAAACCTTGCTTGGCAGTATAATGGTGTCGCTAAGTATAACGGATACTTAACTATTCCAAACTCAGGACATAAACGTAGGTCTGTTAAATTTGGTAATTACGCTCCTAGTGAAATCCTAAACTTTGGGCAAGGAGAAAAACCATTCCACAACAGATACAGAGAGTCAAGTGTATATCTTTCACTGAATAGTTCTTTCGATCATCACCACCCTACTCTTTTAGACAACTCTAGATACCTAGCATCTGAACACAACAAGTCTAATCCAACTGATATAGATGATAGTAGAACTACTAGAGCATACTACGGTTCAGTAAAAGTTTATCGTCCAAACCAATATGGACCACTAACTAATTTGCGTTACCTATCTACAGGGTACTCTGTTGATATTGAAATAAATCCGAATAATGGTTTAGGTCAAGTAGTACAAACTTACTACCCTGCATTTGGTGGTGACACGTTTATTAACGCATTTGCCCTCAAACGTAAGCATGCTTTCTTCCGTCAGAATCTTGCAGGTAAGCCAGACGACATTCCATTTAACTATTACCTATTCCCCAACTTAGGATATCCAAGTCATTTCTATGGATTCAATGCTGCAGCTCAAGACGTAGAAGCAGTTTTACAAAGTAGGATTGATCTTATGGTTGCTGCTATAGCAATTGTTGCAGCTGCAGCTCTTCTTAATTCTGCATTTGGTGATGGTATTGCATTTGGAGAAACAACTACTGCTTTAGCTACAACTGCAGGAAAAATTCTTGTGCTTGATATAGTCAATGATTTGTTAGCGTCTACTAAACCTTACATATTCCTAGATAAGGATGAGACGTTTGACAATACTTGGTTAGGAGTAGGTGTAGGGGGAACATATTTCTACTACAAGGGAATGGTGTATCTGTTTTCTTATGGACTTCCTATCTTTTTTGTTGAGTCTGATGTAAACGTAGATTTCCGTCATGGCAGAAATGACCGTGAGGAAAACTTCTACGGAGCAAAAGAACTAGGAGAGATTCCTGACCAGTGGTTACAAGAAGTAAACGTACCAATTAAGTACGATAACTTTTACCACTACAATCCTACTTATTCTGCTCAGAACGTAATCAATCCAAACTTTGTATATAATGAAGATTGGCCAGAGTTGTATTGCGAAACTGATTTGTATAACCGAGTAGTATACTCAGATCCAGCAGGTAAATACGGCAAAGGAGATCCTTGGTTAAACTACAGAAGAGGTAACTACTATGACTTTCCTAAAACTCATGGTAAGTTAATTGCTTTGAATGGTGTGGAGAATAGCAAAGTGTATGCTCGTTTTGAGAATAACACTAAAGTATACAACGCTATCATTACACTCGACAGCACTAATCCTATTGCAATGGAGATTGGTGATGCCAGTATGTTTAAAAGCAAGCCTTTGGAAATGTCTACTGCAGACATTGGATACTTGGGAAGCCAACACAAAGCGTTTATTAAAACAACTCATGGTGGGTTCTGGGTAGACGCACGTAGAGGTCACGTATACCAAGTAACTAGTGGAGGTGTAGATGAAATTTCTTTAAGAGGTTCTATGCAATGGTTTAAAGAAAATCTACCATTTAAGATTCTTAAGGACTTCCCTGACTTCCCTGTAGACAATAACTTCAAAGGTATTGGTATTGCATTGGGATGGGATGAACGTTTCCACCGTGTGTTCTTAACTAAACTGGACTTCAGAGTTAAAGAACAATACAGAGGTTTTGTTACTTACGAGAACAAGAAGTTCTATTACAATGATACTGAGATTGCATTTGCAGATTTGACTTACTTTGAGAATCATTCATTTACAATCTCTTATAGCGTTCTTCTTAAAGCATGGATTTCATTCCACTCTTTCTTGCCAAACGCTTACATATCTTTTATAGACCATTTCCAAACAACAACACAGACTGGAACATGGAACCACAACTTGTCTCCACTCACTTACCAAACTTATTACAATCGTTTCTATCCTTACATTATTGAATATACTGTAAATAATCTACCTAACACACACGTAGTTAATTCAATTACTTACAATCAAGATATTCATAAGTACTACAATAGAAACGACTATTACTCTTTGGGTTCTTACAACGATAAGAATACTCCAAACTTTACTAAGGCTATTGTTTATAACAAAGAGCAAACATCAGGATTGGTTAATCTAATACCTCAACTTCCTAATGACGCTCGCCAACGTTTGTTGTATCCTAGAGTAACTAGATTTGGTATGGAAGTATTAGTAGGCAAGAGAGACAATAAGAATACCTTTAACGGATTCTGGGACGCTACTAATAACAAAGAAAACTTCCAAACACTATTCAGTACTAAGTGGGACGATTTAAGCGCTGACTATCCAATTGATAAAGTAGTAAATCCAAAAGCAATTATCACAACTACTAGATTGGGAGGAAAGCAAAAGATTCGTGCACCATTCTGTAAGGTTCGTCTTATTCAAGATAAATTTAACAGATACAAATTCATCAATAACCTACAACTAACACAAACCACTAACTCAGTAATATGACACCAGAAGTAATTAGCTCTATGAGACCTGAAGTGTACTTAGGGCAATTTTTCCAATCGAGAGATATCATACACCTTGCACATCTCCAAACAACTTCATACTCAGAGCATGAAGCTTTAAACAAATACTATGATGGCCTACTTGGTCTTCTAGATAGCATGATTGAGTCTTACTTTGGCTGTATCGGAAAAAGAGTCAATATTAAGATTCCTGCATCTGATTACATAAATGCAGAAACACATCTAAAACAGTTTAAAGAATATGTCAAGAAACATCGCGGAGTTCTAGGTATGGACAGGACAGATGTACAGAATATTTTAGATGAAATAATCGCTTTGATTAATAAGACATTATATTTGCTTAGCTTAACTTAATTATTAATATGGGTAACTCTAGTTTAAAAGATATGTACTATGCCAAGAAAGGCATGGAGATGAAAAAAGGTGGTAAGTGGATTCAAAAAGCTATTCAAAAGCCAGGATCATTTACAGCACAAGCGAAGCGTGCAGGTATGTCTACTAGTGCATTCAGAGAAAAAGTATTAGCTAACAAAGGAAAGTTTTCATCAACTACAGTAAAAAGAGCTAACCTAGCGAAAACTTTATCTAAAATGAAAAAGTAATGAAGTCTTCTCTATTTGAACACTACAAAAAGAAGTATGCTGCTGGTGGTAAACTACCAGTACGTAAGACTGGTATGTGGTATCAAGACGGGGACGTTGTAGTTCCTTCAAACGAGATTACTATGAAGGGTCCAGATGGAGAAAAAGATTACTTTGATTCCCCAATTCTAGGTATTGGACTTTTGTCTGGAGACACACAAGTAATGGAGCCAGGTAAGGACTACTTGTTTCCTAAAGACAATGCAGTACTAGAAAAGAAAATGCAGATGGGTGCAAAGGTTGCTTCTAAGGATATGACTCCTGAGCAACAAGCAAGATTCAATGCATACGTGAGAAGTTCAAATCCTAGCAACATAGCAACTCCTGAGTGGTTAGGTCTTTCTTCTGGCGCTACTAATTATGCCCGTAGACTTAATAACATGAGTCAAGAAGATATGATGGGTATGCCTGGAGATATATCAAGCAGAGTAAGTGATGCATTCAAAAGTGGAATAGACTATTCTGTTAACTATGGATTACCAAAAAACACAGGTCAAATTACTACAGAAGGTAACTATAATCCTTTTGGACAAAATACTTTAGATAGTTTATATGGCGGTTTGTCTTACAGTCAATCTTTTCCAAAAGGCTCTGTAAGGTTAACTCCTGAGAAACAGGAGGTAAGACTTAGAGGTAAGGCAGGCAATCTTAAATATAAGAGAGAAATGTCTGACGAAGAAGTTATCTCTAACTTAGCTTTTGACGTTAACGTTCTTCCTGAAGCACTTAACTTATATGGCGAGGGTAGTATCTCAGATCTTGGAGTAACTAAAGACCCAACAGGTAAGACTCTTAACTATAAGGATATGCAGACGAATCCTCAATACAATGTGAGAGCAGGTATCAGAGGAGATGTAGGGCCTTTAAACTATAACTTAAGTGGAAGTTATAATCCAGAAACAGGCTATACTTATAACGGAGATGCTGAGTTAGCTTTACTTAAAGACAGATTAACTCTTAGTGGAAGTGTTGCAGGAAGCCAAGCAAAAGGTATGGAATCTATGACTGCAGAAGCAAGAGCAAAACTTGCTAAGAATCTAAATGTAAGAGCAGGATATAGACAGTCTGGAAATGAACCTGGAAACTTTAATGTAGGTCTAACTTATAATAAGTTTTTTGAAGAAGGAGGCGAAGTTGAAGATGAGGAAGACGAACGTGAGAACGACAAGGAGATGGTAGAAGGTATTGCAGATATCTTAAGAAGAGTTAAAGATAAAAAGAATAGAAAACAAATTGCCAAGAAGATGGTAGAAGACTTTGACGAAGAAGAAGTTGAATACAATCTTGACAATTTTATGAAGGCTGCTAAACTCATGCAGATGGGTGGCATGTCTATACCAGGAGTAAATGGTGTTATTGTAGCTAACAGTAGCCCAACAAGTTTAAAGAGTGCCTACAAGAATAAGAAAAAATGAAAAAGCAAATGATAAAACGGGCTGACGGTTCCTACTCTCAACGAGGATTGTGGGATAACATTAGAGCGAATAGAGGTAGTGGTAAGAAACCTACCGCAGAAATGCTTAAGCAAGAACGTAAGATTAAATCTAAAATGGAAGAAGGTGGTGTTAACAACCCAGGCTTCAAAGCATTGCCAGGATATGTTCAAGCTAAAATCAAAGCCAACATGCAAGAAGGTGGAATGACAGGTTCTGCTGTTGTAGATATCATGGGTAATCAAATGCAAAAACCTATGATGCAGATGGGAGCAGTAATGCCTCAAACATCAGCAGGACAATCAGTACTTCAAGAAGCTATGATGAACAAGATGCAGTCTGGTGGTAAGATGCCAGCCGACATTGCACGTGCTCGTTTTATGGCTGCTGCTAAAGGTAACGTAAGTCAAGCTAAAGAAACTGCATCTAGATATGGATACAAAATGCAGAACGGTGCTATGAACTTAATGGGAGTTCCTAACATGAATGCAGGTACAGCAGGATTTAATTTCTCTAAAGCCTCTGCATATGCTATGGCACCCAAAGAGGAGGTTCCTACTGATATAGAAAGAATGGAAGCCGTAGACATCAGAAGAAAACGTTCTTTCTTTGATAGAATGAAAGGCAACATAAGAAAAGCAGGAAGAGCAGTAGGTATAGGTAGTCCAGCTCCTAAGACAGATTCTCAGCAAGTAATGGATGAAGTAATCGGTCAAGTTAGAGCAGACGAACAAGCACGTATAAAATCTAACGCACCTACTAGTGCCGAGAAAAGTAGAACTGCATTTAATAAAATTAAGTCAGGTGATGTATCAATGCAAAACATTGGTGACTACATGGAAGGTTTTGGTACTTACTTAAATGCAAGTAGCGATAGAAATGTAGTAACCGACTTGTTTGATATTACAGCAAAAGGTGCTGCTGCAGTTGGTGCTGGTAATGCAGCAAGTAATATTCTACAAACTAAACAAGCTGCACAAGCAGCAATGCAATCTCCTGTTGGAGCAGCCGTAGATTTAGTAAATCCTTTAAGTATTGGAGCTAACTTGTTATCAGGTACAACAGATGCAATTGGAGAATTGTCTGCAGGTAACTATGAAGAAGCTACTGGCGTTGCTGCTAAAACAGCAGCACTTGCCGCTTTAAAAGGTAAAGCAGGAAATGTATCTAAAAATGCTCTAGGTAGAACAGCTAATGCTATTGGTAAAACCAGAGTAGGAAGTGCTGCAAGTAACGCTATTGGTTCTGCTACTAAACATGGAGTAGGACATCAACTTGAGCATGCAGGACAACACATGTTACTTTCTCCTCTTCTAGCACATAAGAATGGAGGTACTATTAAAGATATGTACTACATGAAGAAGGGAGGTCAGTTCCCAGACCGTTACAAGAAGATGGGATTTTCTGGAGTGGATCAACCAAAAAGAACTACTAGTGGTGGTAAAAGTCATGCAGTAGTTACTAAAGTTGGAGGAAACTATAAGTTAATTCGCTTTGGTCAAGCAGGTGTATCAGGCTCTCCTGAAGGTTCTGCAAGAAACAAAGCATTCAAAGCACGTCACGCAAAGAATATAGCTAAAGGAAAATCTTCAGCTGCATACTGGGCTAATAAAGTAAAGTGGTAATATGGCAACTAAAAAATCTACCAAAGTAACTTCTAATTCTTCTTTGTATAAAGAGAAAGGAAAAGTTAGTCGTCCTGGAGTTCACGCTAAAACTAAATCTTCTAAGTTAAAGCAAAGCAAGAACTACCATAAGGCGAGCAGAGGTCAAGGCTAAGTAAGGCTTGATTTTTCTTGACAATAGAGTATATTTGTATTTAAACTTTTTAAGTTCAAGTATACTTAACTTCTAAAGTTAATTAATATTTTAAGTTAATGAATACTGGAAAAAACAGAGTTAAGGGTCTAAAGACGGAACTTTTTAAGAAGAAGTACCAAACAGATCCTATGGTTAAGAATCCAACAGATATGTTGGGTATACCTGATATTACTAAAGATATATCTCAGTCATTGCCTAGTAAAGGTACTCCATACGATTGGAGTACTGGGGCAGAACCTAACGTTAAACTCCCTGAGTATAACCCAGTTACTATTGATACAAAAGCTGAGAAAGCAGGAGATGAAAAAATTAATATAGTAGGGGCAGAAGCAGAACCTTACAAAAGAGATTGGAGAGATTATGCCCGTATGGCTGTAGGTACAACCTCAGCTATTAAAGGTATTTACGATGACATCCAAACTCGTCAAGACAATACCGAACGTATTCAAAACTTAAATGACCGTCCTCGTTACATGCCTAATGAATATGAGTACATGGCAAGACCAGGAAGCCAAGGTGTAATCTATGCTAAGCATGGTGCAGAGATTCGCACAGGTACAGATTCAGGTGCAGAAGAAGCAGAGTTAGAGCGTGGTGAGATGTTTATGATGCCTAACATGGACACATACATAGTAGGAGGAAAGAAGCATTCTCAAGGAGGTGAAAACTTTGTATTGCCTGAAGGTACTATTGTATTCTCTGACCATCTTAAAGTTCCAGGGTTAAACAAGACGTTTAGCGATGAAGCTAAAAAATACGACATTACTAAGTACAAAAAAATTCTAGACAACCCACACGCTAAAGCTGTTGATAGAAGTACTGCAGAAGTTTTGTTTGATAGAAACATGAAAAAACTTCAAGAGTTGTTTCAGATTCAACAAGGAATAAACGGCAACTCTACTGGTGAAATGGAACCTGAAGGTATGAGAAAAGGTCAGTTTGGTATGGGCAATCCTTCTGCAATCTTTACACCACAACAGCAAGAACAATTTCGCATTAATAACGCAAAGTTTTTTGGTCCTAATGCTCCAGTAGTTTTAACTCCAGAACAACAAAAAGGGTTCTACATGGGTCAAGGAATGTTCAACAATCCTAACTATACCGAACAAGCGGTGACAAAGAGGGATTTTTCTACGCCTTACTCTAGTTGGAATGAAGAGAACTTAAGTACTAAAGCTGATGAAGCTGAAGCAGAGACTAAAAGACAAAAAGACTTTTTAGACAATCTAAAAGACACTGTAGATAATGCAGTAGCCAACAGCAGAATAGATGCAGATACAGGTATTAGAATGCTTGGCAATATGGAAGATAACTATTCTTTCTACAACGCTGCACAGAATCAACCAAACAACCCTGCCACTTTAGGCGCTACTGCTACTCCTAGTCTTAATACAGCCACTGAGCAGAATAAGCAAGTACTAAGTGACGAGACAGGAACTCAAAGTAAGACTAATGCAGCAGACCCTAGTTCTGTATACTACAAAACTTTACCTAATGGTAAGAAGATCTTTATTGAGAACCAAGGAGAATTTGCAGGTAAACAATTAGCCGAGCAATATGGCAATGACCCTACTAACTTATTAAGAAATAGATTGAATGAGTTTGGAGACGAACTCAATCCATTGTTAACAGATGCATTCAACAATACTGTAAAGAATGAAGGCTTAAAAATCAGTAGTGCCGACGAACTAGTAAATATCCTAGAAGGTGGAAACTCAGACCTAACAGCTATCCGTAACTTCTATAAAGGTATGGGCCAAGAGGCTGAGTTGTTTGACTTCCAGTTAGACAAGGGATACGATCCAGATATCCAAAGACAAAAGGCTGCTGAGAAGTACAAAGCTTATATAGAATCTTCACAGTTTGTTGAGGATGTAAAGGCAGGTAGAACTAGTCCTAACTCTTTGCCTTTTTTGAAGAATAAGCCAGTAGCATACAAAGATGCTAATGGTCAGACTAGGTATAAGATAGATAACCCTGAGTTAAACCTTGATGCTGTACAAAAGTATCAAGCTGCTTACAAAGCAATTGCTTCTGTAAAACAAGCAGAGAAAAAAAGAGGTAAAGACAAGGACCGTCTTAGAGGATTTAAAGTAGCCCCCGAAGGTTTAGCAGACCAAATGTTTTTAGGTATGCCTATCTCTGATGATGATAGACGACACGGTAATACTGCTATGGGCCAATTGTTAGGCTTTGAGGACGAACCTTTGAAACCTAAAGAGAAACCAGGAGAAGAGCGTAAACGCAAAGATCCAGGAAAAGGTTATAATAAACAACTTGAAGGTGCTACAATGGGTAAGTACAACCCTGAAGGTTTTGACTATCCTCAGTTAGCTCCTGAGATTTACGGTGTAGCAGCATCTCAGATGTTTGCATATGCACCTATGGACTATAATGCTCCTTACTTGATGCCTCAAACATTAAACATTCAACCTCAGTTACAAGATATTGACAATTCTTATGTAGCTGCTATGAATGCAGGAGGAGATCCAAACACAGCTTTGATTGCTACACTTGGTGCTAAGCAGAGAGTATTCTCTGAGAAGCAAAACTTTGATGCACAACAAAGAGCAGCTGCTGACCAGTATAACGCACAAAGTAGATTCCAAGAAGATGTTTACGATATGCAATCTTTGGATAGAGTATACAATACTTTGATTGCACAAGCAGATGACGCAGTTACTGCACAACGTCAAGCGTTGATTGCCTCTGCTAGTCAGAAGAGGTCTGTATGGAAACAGGAAGAAGCACGTAAACAATTCTGGTATAACAACTTTGTACGTAGCTTTGACTACGATCCTAAGACTCGTTCCTTGACAGTAAAGAAAGATGCTGACAAAGAATTTGCAGCTCAACTAGAAGGTATGTATAGTAATACCGCAGGTATCCCAGAAGTAGATAAAGCTAAAAAGACTACAAATACCAAAACCAAATAAGATAAGTAACCTATGGCTATTTCAGCACAACATACTAGATTTGTCACCAACGATTACGTAAATGCTCTTCCTGCAGACGACCTTATAAAGGTTGCAATGAAGAAGCAGGAGATGTATGACGAAGGTCGAAAGCAAATCAAACAGAATCTAGATAACTACGGAAAACTCCGTGGTATGTTATTGACAGATGACGAACGTAATTACTTTGACCAAGAGTTAAATAAGTTAGTTAAGAACGTACAGGAGAATGCAGGTTTGGATTTCTCAAACATGAATAACGTAGAGGCTGTTATTAACTTGGGTAAACCTTTTGAAAATGATGAGTACATTAAGGCAGGTATTGATTGGGGAGTAGAGTATCAGAATCGCCAAAAGCAATTGTCTGGTGTTGCTAAAGAAAAAAGAAACGCAGATAACGATTTAGTTTACATGTACGATATCCAAGAACACATTGAGAAAGGTGGTCTTGGTAAAAAAGTGCAGAAGAACAAAGCCTATGTAGAGTACACAGATATTACAAAGGAGTTACGTGAGATTGAAGAGAAGGTATCTGCTGAAACTGCTACTGTATTTAAAGAAGGTCCTGCAGGATATATTCAACAGGTTGATGTTAAAAGAAAAACTAGAGAGCAAATCATGGCTCGTCTTCAAAACAGTTTAACTCCTGCACAGCAAGCCCAACTTCAGATACACGCACAAGCTAATATGTATCGTTTAGGTAACGATGTTCTTTATCAAACTTGGGTAGGTCACAACAAAGAAGAGAAGTTGATGTACGACCAAGCTAAGAAAGAAGCAATGCAAGAACGTTCTAGGCTAACGTCTATAGACCCAAAAAAGATGACTGCCCAAGATAAAGCAAACTTGAGAGAAGTAGAAAGCATTATTCAAAAGAGTGAGAATTACATAACTGCAGCTAACGAAAACATTAATATGAACCCAGATGATTTTGATATGGGTGAATATGTTCCGTTCTTCACTAGCAGGTTTATCAGTGGTATTGCAGGTAACTTGACTAAAGAAGAAGTTAAAGTAGAGTTGAAAGAAGATAGAGTGTACATGGAGAACATGAAACACAGAAACAGATTAGGTGAGATTGCTGCCCAAGGTGCACAGAGTAGATTGACTAAACAGTTTGAGTTTGAGCAAGAGAACTATTCTGTAGGTAGTCAAGTAAGCTTGAATAGTTTGAAACGAGTTACCAATTACATGAGTAAGGACTTTAAACTAGACACAAGCAAGAAACCTTCTGAACAAATTGATCAGGTTATCAATCAACTTTATAACTTAAATAACGAGAATGCCGCAAAACTTAGTCCTACTCAAGTAGAACTTTATGCAAGAGAGTTAAGAACTTTGCAAGCTGTTTACAGAACTTACGAAGGTTCTAAAGGAAGTAAAGATAAAGTATCATTAAACAGATCACAGGGATTGGGTAGAGTGGAAACATCAATAGATGATTTCCTAACTAGACCTGTAACTGATATCTTTAACTCTGGTTTAACTTTGGAGACAATGCAGTTTCGTAAAGACCTAGGAGGTTCTAAAAGTAGCGGAGGTGCCACTCCATCAGAAACAGTACAAAAAGAGTGGAATACAAACTACGAAAGAGCAATCAAGTTAGGTCAATCAGAAGAGCAAGCTAGAGCGTCAGCTAATGCAGCAATGAAGAAAAAACTTGAAGGAAAAGAGACCGAATAATTAGATTCTAAATGTACACCCCAGGAACAATCAAAGCAATTGGACTGATGTCAAAAGGCGTTAGTTCAGATAGGGCATTTGCAGAAGGCCGTAATATAGATTTACAAGCAGCACAAACTAGAATAAACTTCTATACTCAAGAAAGTTTAAAGTCTAGTATGCTTACTAGTTTACCTAGTACTGCCTCTAGCACTAATATAAATACGCCAGGGGTAGCTTCTACAACTCCTGCAAAGGTTACTAATCCCACCCCTTCTACTACTATTAGTAAAACGTGGGATGACATGATAAAAGAAGGCTACAAAAGAAACACAGGAGACGGTTCTTACCTAGCCAATGCACCTGGTATGGTTCAAGCACCCGTAGCAACTGGTTCACAAAAGAAGTTAAAAACTTTTTTTGATGATAGGTATATGCCTACACAGAAAGAGTTAGAGCAACAAAAGAACATTGAAGTAAAAGATGATTTACTTTATATAGAGAATTCACTGAAGAATAATGGTTGGGGAGTAAAGAATGCAAATGAAGGGATTCAAGTAGCAGCTCAAAGAACTGCTTCTATCCTAAGTAAGCCTGTGTCTGAGACTAGCTTAGTCGGAGATTTAACTAGTATGTTGACTCCTGAAAAACAAGCCGAAGTAAAAGAACAAGAGAAACAGAGAGTAAAGTCTTTTGAAACTAGTGCTAGTAATTACTTTAAATCTACCAGTATTCCTGATTTAGTAAAAACTAAGAAGTTACTTTATACCGATATTGATGGTCAACTAAAAGATTTAGAGGAACAGTCTAAGTATTGGAGTCAGTCAGCTATTCGAAGTGGAGATCAACAATCTATTAAGGATAGCCAAGAAAGAGTAGGTAAGATTACTGCAAAGAAACTTGAGTTAAACAAACTTAAGAATTCTCTTGAGGATACCTACGAAAAGAGAGTTACTGCTATTAAGAGTAAAGAAACAGTTGGTGCGTTAGAACAGTTAAGAACTAACTTTAAAACAGACGAAGATTTCTTAAAAAGTCTAGACTCTTTTAAAAACAAAGCAGGTGGATTGGCTACTGTTAGTAGCGACTTTACTAAGGTACTTAAAGACATCTACAACGAAAACTACCTTGATAGAGCACTAACTGAAGCGGACATTGAAACAGGGGGTAAGAAGGTAATAAATGAAATTGCTCTTCAGAGATTTCTAGAAGGCACTCCATTGACTACTGGTGCTTTAGGAGAAGTTAATGAAAGTAGGTATGATGGCTTTAAAGGAGATTTAATCAAATCGCACCTACAATTAGGTCAAGGTATTACTACTGAGTTGACCAATAAAGTTATTACTGCGGTAAAAAGACAAGAACAACTTGTTAAAGAAGCTGAGTCGTCTACTATAACTCCAAACAGACTACAGGAGATTCAGAAAGAAATCTCAGTACTGCAACAAAGTGTTGACTTTAATAAAAAGTTGATTGACAAAACTAGTGAGATTCATAATCCAGAAGCATTTAAGACAAACAAAGAGCTTACTAACTTCTTAGGTACATATGTAGAAAGAGAAGAAAAGAAAGAAGCTTTAAGTAAGTTTTACTTTAAGCAGGATTATGGAGTAGCTAAAGGAGCTTATATAGTAGGACGTACTGGTCAAAAGGTAGCACAGGGAGTAGCTCAGCAGTTTTTAGGAAACATAATTGAAGGACTAGGAGGTGCTACAGGCTGGGAATGGCTAGAGACAAAAGGACGTAGATTCAATAACGCAGTTACAGTTGAAGAATTAGTAAACTTTGATAAGGTTAACTCTAGAGGACAATATCAAACTACTGCAGATTTTATTTTTGAAGATGCTGAAGGTAACAGAGAGTACAACCCAAGTGCATTAGTATTCCAAGGAGGTGAGATGTTACCTCTAATAGTAGGGTCAATGTATGGTGGTGGTGCCATTGCAGGTGGTGCTGGCCGATTAATGGCTAGGAATTTAAAGACTCTAACTGCAAAAGGAATGATGAGTAGTGCAAGAGCAGCACAATTCACAGGCACACTTGCAAAGACTGGTAGTTATAGAGCAGCATTTCAAAATGTAACAGCAGCTAGTAAGAATCCATTAGTACAACAGTTGAGTGCAAGAGTACCTAACGCAATGAGTATGACTGCAATTGTTTACCCCCAACAGTTTGTCGCTACTTATAGAGACTTATACGAGAAGGGCGTAGAGAATGCTAGAACTAAGGCACATGCAATTGCGAGTATATCTACAGGAATAGAAGTTCTTACAGAGAACATATTTCCTGATATGAAGTACTTAGATGATTTTGCGGAGAAAGGTATCTTCGGCAAAGCCTGGGTAGGTAGTTATCAGCAATACAGAACTTTATATGGCAATGTTTTTGGTGATGCTTTTAGTCCTACGACTTTAGATTACTTAGCTACAAGATCTTTGAATCTAGCTGGTAAGGGAGCTTCTGTAGGTAGGTTTATGTTGGCTCGTGGAACTGAGGAAGGAATAGAAGAAGTGTCAGCAGAGTTAATGAACTTCTTTGCTGATAACGAAGGGCTAGCAAACTTAAAAGGAGAACCTGCAAAAGAATTAACAGTTGATGGTTTGATTACAGCATTTTCAGGAAGTTACTTTACGTTTCCAATCGGAGCAGGTAAACAGATAAAGGCACATAATGAAAATAGAAAGTATGGTGAGATGTACGACATCATGCTTAATGCTCAGTACTATAAAAACAAAATAGACCAAGAGTTAAAGGCAGGTAAGATAACAGCCGACAAAGCTGCTACTGCTTTAGGTAAGATACAAGAGTTAGAGGCAATAGAAAAAGAATACGGAGTTCGTAATCTTAAGAATCTAGACAATAAGAAACTAGAGCAGCTAACAGATTTAATGGAAGATCAACATCTTCAGTTTGATTACTTTAAGAACATCTTAAAGAAAAACTCAATTGATGAGAAACTTACTTCCTTAGACAAACAGACTTATACTGAAGACCAAAAGAAAGAGCTGATAGCTATGTCTGAAGAGGCAGCTAAGACAATAGACCAGTATAAAAAGAAGTCTGATTTCTACAGTCAATTAACAGATGAAGATAAAAAAGGAGTTCTTGACAATAGTATTAATGGTAAGTTACAGTTAACTCGTTTTGCTAGAACGGAAGACATAGAAAACTTAGGATCAAATCTTGAGGACTATGCGGCGACGGTTGTTGCAAGTAGAAGACCTGGTTACTTTGTTGAAAGTATTAGACAGTACAGAGATAACGTCAAAAAGATTAAAGATGAAAGAGAGCAGGCCGAGCAAGATGCAATTGCAGGAGGCACTTATAATCCTTTAGTTGACGCTATAGAGAACAAAACTCCCACCACTACTCCTACTAGTATTACATCACAAGATGAACTTCAAGGAGTATTAGCACAAGCTGTCATGGCTCCAGACAGAGGCGGAGACTTAGTTGCTTATTTTAATGGATCATTTGATCAGCAGTTAGAAGCAATTGAAGCAGATACAGAAAGAGTTACTGCAATGTACTTAGAGTCAGTATCTAGCTCAGGACAAAGTGGTGACACTATAGAAATGCAACCTGATGGTACTGAAGAAATCAGTACTCAAGAAAGAGATCCTATAGACAACGATAAGCGAATTGCGGACTTAACAGAAGAACAGCAAGATGAGTTGGCTGAGATGCTTGCTGAACTTAATAATCAATACGATGATGTTTTAGAAAGAAAGCAAACTATTGCTAAGGTAGTTGGAACTGCTATAGACGCTGTAGCACCTAGCGAGATAATGGGAATGACTGATGCAGCTGCTCAGACAGAAGCTTACACAGAGTGGGTTAAAGACTTACTTACTAAAGTAACAGAGGAAGCAGAAGCTGTTAGGCAAGTTATGGCTGATGATACTTCTTTAGCTCAGAGTGTTTTCTACGACAAGATATCTTATCTTGAATATAAAGCAGACAATAAAGAAAAAATTGACAAGAAGTTAGCTGAGATTAAAAAAATTAAAGAAGAGAGAAAAGCTGCTGAAACTCCAACTGTAGAAGAAACAAGAAATAATGTAACTGCTAAAGAGAAGTCAGAGGAAACTGGCAAAGAAGTTAGCATTGAAGTTCCAGAGTTGATTCAATCAGATGTAACTCCAGAGTTTGCACAAGGTCTTACTGCGTTGGAAACTATGCCAAAGAGTAGACTTACAGCAACAGCAAGTCAAGCAGCAGGAGATATTGTTACAGATGAAGAGTACAATGCCCAACGTGGTGTTGTTATTCAAAACCTATTAGGAGAAGTTCTAGGTTCTACTTCCTTGGATTCTGCTTTGGCTAAGATGTACTCTATTATGGAGGCGGCCGAAGTATCAGTAGAAGAGAAAGCAAAAACCTTAGAGTTAATGAAGAAGGTTGCAAACAGTGAGCCTGTGCTTGAAGAGGACTACACTCACATGTTTGAGTTACTTTTAATCAAAGCAAACCTTGACTTAGCAAAGCTTAAGTTTACAGGTCCCGAAGCAGAAGTTGAGGTACCAGCAATAGTAGCAACACAGGTTGACGAAAGAACTGCCGAAGAGATAGAAAGAACTACTGCCATTCCTGCTCCTGTAACTAAGAAAGCAAAGACTAAAAAAGTAGAGGCTAAGATTAGTTTACCTGCAGAACAACCTACTGCTGAAACAAATGTTATTGATACACTAGCAAACAATCAAAAGATTGTAAGTGAAGTTAAAGTAGAAGTAGCTACAACAGAGGAAGCAAAATCTGAAGTACAGAGTAAGAATCAAATAGTAAGTACTAGTAAAATATATAGGCCTGGTGACCCAAATGCTAGAACTGCAGAGCATTTTACTATCCAAGAAAAAATTATTGAGTCTGTAGACAAAGAGTTTAGGACTGTTAATACAGCAGTAGTAGATTTGTTTACTATTGTGGAGCAAGTCTTAGGAGCAGAAACTTTAGTTAAGATGGAAGAAATC